GTGCCCACATTACAGAAAGCGTTGGTGCTGGTGTAATAGGGGGAACGCAACCACCACCACACCGCAGTGCTGTTCGCACTGTGATTATAAGCTACTTTAGCGTTTCCGTTCTTATAGTAGTCATACTGGAGCTGATAGTTCCGCTCTGCTGAGTTTGCGTAATTTCTGGTTCCAAAAACCTCGAACTCAGACAAAAGGAATAGGTAATCCGTTGTCGCAGTCACATAGCTTGCTGTGTTAGAACCGCCGCCAGTATTATCGGTATACTTCGTCACTGACTTCATAACCGCTCTCAAATCGGAGGGGAGCGCCGCCATCAGACTGTTTGCCAAGGGACTGGCCGGCGTACTGCTGTTGCCCAACAGTGTCTTGCGCATTACGCTGTTGTTCCATCCTCCACTGTTGGTACGGGAGGTATTCATGTGGAAATAGCCAGCGGAAGTTTGCTCGTTGTTGTATTTGCTGTCGCAAAGTGCCACATCTTTCCCACTAATTTTTCCGATTTGGAAGTGGATACGATTTGTTCCCTCTTTGCTGCTATTATGATCAAAGCCCAAAATAAAAACATCAACAGAAAGATTAGAGAAAGTGTAATTCCCTGCCTTACCATTTAGTTTAATGTTCTTCGTATCGCCCACGCTCCAATAGCTTGCCGCCAAGCCAGCGTCAGAAACTTGCTTGATTTGTGCCCACGTATAAGAGTTTAAGGCACTACCCTTAGCTGGCATAAACTGAGCGGTCACAGCTACTGTCTTGTCAGCAGGAGCATTGTGGTTAGTGCCCGCTGCCACCTTAATGGTGATTGTTGCATTGCCCGTCTTCTGGTTTACATGGCTAATCGTCACTTCGTTACTAGACACACTCACCGTAGCCACGCTGGTGTCGCTGGAACTGGCCGTAATAGCGCCGTCACCAGCACGGGTGACAGTTACCTTACCTGTCAACGCAGAAGCGCTCAGCGTTACCGCAGCAGTGCTCAGGCTTAGGCTTCCTGCCGCCTTTCCAATACTCCAACTCACGGTCTTAGCCGTAGTAGTGCCATCAGACCACATATAGTCTTCTGTCGGTGTAAAGGTAGCATTGTAGCTTCCAGCATTGATGCCAGAGGTCACACCGCCAAGCGTAAGCTGTGCAGTGTTATGATTGCTCCACACCGGAGACTGAGAGTTGGTATTGTAGGTCAGACTTCCGCTCTGACTGGGTGTGGTTGAAATTGCGATTCTATTTGCAACACCAGTCTTGCGGTTAGCAGCGTTGGTGTTAGCTTTGCCGTCCGTAGACATGGGGAACAGGGAGACATAGTAAGTCGTTCCATTCTTCAATCCCGTTGCCACCAATGGGGTGCTTGAGTAACCGTTGCGGGTCGTGCTGGTATGGGTATATGCGGTGTTAGGATCGGTCGGAGAAGTAGCATAACTCCCCTCTTTAACAACCACAATCGTAGATGCCCAAGTTGCACGAGTAACGCCATCAGTAATAACAGCAGCGGCAGGATCAGTCCACTTGATAGACAGTTTTCCATTGCCCGCTGCCGCCAATGTGATGCCAGACACATCGCCAACTGCTACAGGATTAGGCGTTGCGCTAAACTCATCAGCCGCGCTGTCCGTATATGCGTTTGAGGTTGTGTACGGGAAAAACTTGTAGAAATACTCTACGCCGTCTGTCAGACCGCTATCACAAAAATAGCTGTTCTGATAAGCGTTCCGGGTTTTGCTGTCCAGCACCACCGTACCGTCACGACGGCTTACCGGAGCACTGCCCGCCTTACGCACAAGCAGGGTACCGCCCCATGCCGCCAGGGTAGACCCGGCCACAACCAAGTCGTCAGGGTCTTGCCACTTCACATAGACCTTGCCAGCAGCGGCCAGGGTCTGGATGTTTGTCACAGCGGCAAGCACTAACCCACCGCCCCCGCTTCCGCCACCGGAGCCGAAAAAGGAAATAATAGGCATTTTGATACCTCCATTTGTTTGTCGTTCTAATTTATCTTCAATCCAAAAGGACGATTGTTACCGGAATGTCAATATCGGGCATTTCGCCGTCTGCCGCAACATACAGCTTCCCATTCTCTTGCCCGACCAAGCACAGCTGTGCCTCCCGCGCCATTTGCCGCTCCTCAAAAGTAGCGGATTGTGCCACGCCGATCTTGCCGTTCTGCTCTGCACCAAGACCTTCCACTTCCAGCTCGTAGGTATACGGCGCGTCAATGCCCGCCCAGCCGGACGCCAAAAGTGTGGTGGTGACGCTTTCACTGTGCTTGGCTTTCGTTTCAAGTGTCTCATCAACGTTCTCACGCCAGACCTTGAACTTAGTTTTGCCTGGTGTTACACTCATCGTCACCCCTCCTCATTTCACTCAAACAGGATAAGGGTGATCGGGATATCTCGTGTGGGTTTATCGCCGCCCCTCGTGATGGTAAAGCTGCCATCAGCCTGACCGCTGACGTACATATCAGCGTTTGCCGCCGCCTCACGCTCGGCCTGAGAGATGCCCTGAGAAAGACCGACAACGCCATTCTGGTTAGCCATCAATCCTTCAACGGGCACAACGTACTGAACATTATCGCCCCAGCCCGCAACGGTCAATGTCACATCAACTGTACGGCTTACCTCTCCAGAAACTCCTGATAGATCATCCAGCCTATCGGACAAAGCACCAATTTGTCCTGCCTGCTCTTCAATCGCGTCAGCAGCAGTTTGAGCAACTTGACCAATCAAGAGGCTTTCCCTCAGTCCAAGCTGCTTCAAATGCTCCAGATATGTTACTTTATTTACCGCCATAGGTTTCACCTCCATCCGTTCAATACGACAAAGGAGGGACGGCCTGAACCGTCCCTCCTACATCTGTTATCTGAGATTAAGCGCCGACCTCTGGCGCGTCAGCGGCACCAAAGATTTCATCCAGCATTGCCTTGACCTCAGTATCGGTGGCAATCTCCACCACAGTCACATCGGCACCATCCACACTGATTGCGCCTGCGGTGGCGCTTGCTTCAACCTTGGAGAAATCGGTAGCAGACTTGCCGCTGTCGGTCAAATTGCCATTAACGTCCAGGCCAGCAAAGTTGCCAGCGGTAGCGCTGCCGACCTTATCAGCCTTGCCGGTGATGTTAACTACATCGGACTTCGGCACATACAGGCCGTCAGCTTTCTTCACCAAGGCATTGTCGTCCTCAGCAGAGACATTCACATTCACGCTGATTTCGTACCCGCTCACAGTCACGGTAGCAGTGCCATCACCAGCCTTGGCAGTATAGGTGTCCACCAAAACGGCCATATTCAGGAAGGAGTAGGTAATCGCGTCGCTCTCACCCTTGACGGCCAAAACCATGACAGGCTTGCCCTCCAGATTGGGGTCGGTTGCGTCGGCATAAGTGTCCGCATCAAAAGCGAACTCACTCACAAACTGAGTCTTGGTCTGATCCAGGAACAGCTCGGCGGGGAAATCAAAGCTGAACGCAGGAGTGCCACTCTTGTCCTCGCTGGAATACAGCTTGACAGTGTTGCCCACTACTTCGCCGGACTTAAATGCCATTGCAAGACCAGCGACCTCATCCTTGGTAGCGAAGTTGTCGTTGATCGTGGTTGCCAGAGCCTTCAGATCCTGCAGCCTGGTCAACTTCTTCACATCGTAACTCATAATCTTTTCCTCCTCGTTTTGTCGTTGTTGGTTTGTACTTCCTATCAGTTTACGGTCAATGACCGAAAACTTCCTTCAACATTTCTGCCACCTCTGCATCGGTGACAACCTGCTCTTCTTCTACGGGGGTGTCGCCACTTTGTTTCCCGAAGACCTCTCCAAGCATCTCGCCGACTTCATCATCTGTTGTTACGTCAGACGAGTCAACTCCACCACCACTTAGAACAACAGGGTCTGGCACCTTGCCGGGTTCTTTCTCGACCGTGAACGAAAGAACCTTTTTATCGTCGATATGAGGCACGTATACAGCGCCATCAGCACCAACAATTCTGCCAAGATTTTTCACTCGCCCATTATCCAAGGCGATGACCAGCTCACCATTATCGTTGATTTCTAAGGATGCAATTCCAACACCATCCTTACCACCAGAGCCGCCTGATCCACCACCTGCAAGAAGTAGGGCGTCCCTCAAACTCAAATCTGCCATCGTTACGCCTCCTTCCTCAGAACATATAGTAGATGTTGACGTTTACTGTTTCCAAAAACTCCAATGACGTAATATCAATCTGGTTCATGCCCAGTTCAAAAACGCCAGTAAACAGCGGGATCTCCTTCCCATTGATTTTGATTACCGTCCCTGCCGGAGCAGAGATGCCAAACTTTTTCAGCACCAAATCACCAAAGTTCAAAATGCTGTTGGGGTTATCCTTGATTTCCTTTTGTTTGAAGATATCCAGCATATTGACATTTGGCGTAACCGTGCCATTAAAACTTCCCAGATGCGCTTGTGACATGATTTACCTCCTTCCCGCTGTCACGTGAGCCAGATATAATCCAGCTCTTCCAATGTATCGTCGTCCATTTCTTCCAGCGCCATATCGTCTGTCTCTTCCAGTAGCCGGTAGCGTTTCAAGTCTGCCGCTGACTCCGTGCTGATTACAACACCACTCCCCTCCGGCTTCATTACTTTGACTGGGGTGCCAGTGGCCTCCGTATCCAACACAATGCCACTCTCTACACGGATTGCCTTAGTCGTAGCGGCAGAAGCCTTAGTGCCCAGTATAATGCCGCTCTCTGCACCATACAGCACCTTGATCAGCGTGCCAGCCGCCTCCGTGTCCAACACAATGCCGTTGTCGATATCGAGACAAACGAGATAGCAAAGATTTTTCAGCTCGGCGGTTAGCAGAATGCCGTTATCGACTGTAAAACGATTGAGGCGCTTTGTATCCAGCGGAGCCGCATCAAGAACGAAGCCGCTCTCTCCATTGAAGAAGCTGTGCTTGCTCATGGAGGGGCTGTTGCTCTTGATGACAAAGCCACTCTCCATACGTCCCAGTGAATGAGAGAGAATAGCGTCAGCCTCAGAGCTAAAGATGATGGAGCTTTCACCCTTGGTCATCTTTTGAAGTGTGCCCCGCATAGGTGCGGCAGAGATGACAATACCGCCCTGAATAGGCCGAGCCAGAATACGCGGCACAAACTCAGCCTCAGATTGCAACATAAACCCGGACTGGATGTCGGCAAGGTGACTTACCTTCAAAGTCCCATCCACACTGCTATTGATGATAAACCCAGACTCCCCGCGCCCCAAAGAACGACTAATCTGAATGTCGAGCAAACTGGACTTCAGCTCAATGCCACTGCTTGCACGCAGAAAACCCTCTGCAAACAAGCGGGCCGGTTCCTCCAATAGGACGATGCCGCTTGGTTCAGGAATAATCTTGTAAAGCGCCTCAATATCCACGTGGGAATCGAGCACCAACCCGGACTGGATAGCCTCGTGGACGAGCTTGAACGTCCCCTCCACTTCTGAGGCAAGCACCAGCCCAGGTTGGGCACTGAACGTCTTTTGCAGTGTGTACCCGTCAACGGCGCTGTCAATGATGAAGCCATCAATAACAGTAAGACCGCTGTAATACGGCAGGGAGTAGATAAGCACTTTGCACTCTGTCAATCGGGTCGGTAGGCGAATATCAAACTCCTTCATGCCGTGTCACCTGCCCATCAGGTGCTGGTAGGATTCAACGCACTGAGTTTCAGATATGCGGCCTTGATGGTCATGATAGTGTCCCGCTCCACCGAACGCGGTGTAGACAGGTCGCCAAAGACCAACAGGTTGCCCGCGCCAACCGTGGCAGAGTCAAAGATAACGTAGCTGGTCACGATGCCCCAGTCAGACGTGCTCTCCGGCCAGCTGATATCCGCATTGTTGGTGATGACACCATCAGTGGGCGCACTCAAATTGGTCAGCTTGATCCGCTGATAAGAACCGGACACGGGCGGCTCGTTGACATTGGAGCCGTTGATATTGGGCGTGGTAGTGCTCAAACCGATGTAATACTCGGTGGGGATGGCTGGCGTAGTCTGAGACTGAAACACGTTACCGGCAACCAGGTTGAGAAAATACTTTGTATTCATTCTATTCACTCCTTTTTGTATTTGGGCATAAAAAATCCAGAGCTATCTACTCTGGATTCTCACGAAATAAAGCCCTTATTGATGTTGTTGTTAATATGGAAAAGCCCCTGCCCTGGAATCTCAGCAAGACCAGTGACATCTTTCAAAGCAATTTGATAGATGTACTTTCCCCGCAATTCCAGTGTATCCGAAGGTTCCAGCACAACAGCCAGGATATTGCAAATTCCTTCGTCATCGTCTGTGCCAGCCCGGATCTCCATAGCCTTGGAAATTAGAGGCGAACCATACTTATTCACGTAGCTGATTAGAGAAAAGTTGGCGGTGCAGGAAGAAAGTTCTGTTGGATTGCCATTCTGTTCATGGTAGCAGTGAAACACAAGCTCCTGCGTTGACCCACCCACAAATTCAAGTTCAGGCAACGTGAACGGATTATGAATGTTCATAGCCACCCTCCTTGTTATTTTGCGTTGACCTGCTTCTTAACCGCATTTTTCTCCTTTTCCTCTTCTTCAGCCTTTGCTTTCTCCTCGGTCTGAATCTCGATCTGCAAATCATTCACCATCTGCCGCAACTCAATAAGTACCCCACCCATGGCAATAGCATTATCACCACTAACCAGGATTTGCGCCAGGGTATTGTGGATATTTGCGATCTTCTGAGTAAGTTCCAATTTAGACATGATTTGTCCTCCTAACAATTTCATAGATTGAATAGTAACCTCCAACATCTTAACGAACTATCCGTTTATCTGATAGAATTTAGTGCATCTTGTAATCTCAGGAAAAAATCTGCTGTTATCACGTCTCCTCGATATACTCTACTAGGAACACCCCACGCAGACCTAATCGAACCAATTGCATCAACAGCTTCATTAACAACGTTTGCAGCAATATCATCGCCACTACGAACATATGAGAATCTATAATATGACAATCCATCATAGTCTCGAAACTCATTTATTTTGTCACAAAATGCGTTCCATTCAGAAGCAGAAATCTGAATAAACCCACCGGAATAAATACTGCTCCACCAATTCCAATTAGAAGGTCTTATCGGAGTAGGCGGGTCAGGCGGTGTGGGACCACCACCCCCACCACCGCCTCCACCATCGCCAGTAATGACCGTTGGTGCAGACCCCCAGTGCCAATAGGTAGAGCTTCCGCTAACTTCTCCAGCATTGAATTTGTAACTCTCGTTTGGCCCCAAATCAATAGTAGCGGTTATTCTACCATTTTGTGGACAATAATAATCTTGCTGAAATACACGGCTAGATGGATCATCTGCATATCGTACAAATATGCGATAATATACTCCCCATGTACCACCCGTAATTCTAATGGTCAATGTTGGGTCATCGAAAGAATAACTATAATTTGCCATACATATTCTCCTATGCAAATGTAGCTGTAATTCCGGTAATTCGACTCCAGTTGACAAATTCCAATGTGCCACCATTACCTCGAATAGCAGTTTGTGGGCCAAATCCATAACCATCAAGATAATCTATTTGCAATATATTACCATAATATCTATTAGACAAAACAAACCCACCACCTGTTCCAGATCCAACCTCTGCAATAAATTGATTACCAACAAAAGTTCCGGCAACCACAATATTTCCAGAAAGTGTTGGAGCGGTCACTGTTGTACCATCAATAAATGTTCCACTATAATAATTCCCATTTGCAAGTTGCCTTACTAAATCCTTAGCACTTTCGGTGGCGGTAGAAATTGCACCGCTTGCAGATTCTTGAGCGGTTCTAGCTAATGCGGCAGCAGCGTCAGCAGCTCGTCTTGCAGTGTCAGCAGCATCAATAGCATTATTAGCCGTATTTTGGGCATTTACTGCTATATTATATCCTGGGGCTTGTGTTGAATTAACATTCGTGACAGTCCCCCAATTTATAGAACTCCCCGATCCCATAGTAACCTTTCCGTTGATAGTAACTGTGCCATTTTCTGCAACTTGAAATGTTACATTGTTAGATCTATCACGAATTGTAATTCCATACAGGTCAAGATAATCATCCTTAAATTGACCAGAAGAGTTCATCATATCTCTTCCTGATGAATCCAAAAACTTTTTGGCTTGAACTGTACCCTTGAATGTACCACTTGCTGCACTTATATCACCGCTAAAAGTACCTGTTGCCGCCTTGAGTTCTCCACTAAATGAACCACTAGTAGCAGTTACCTTCCCTGTAAACTCACCAGCTGTGGCATACACATTTCCATTAGAATCCACATAGAAATTATAGCCCTTAGCTTTACTTGTATTGCGTCCAATCCCAAGATTGCCGTTGGTATCAACATGAAAATACGCATTATCAGAGGAAGAAGACTTTCCAATGGTAATTTCTCCGCCATTGATTGTCATACCGCTCAACGTGCCAGCAGCAATATTGTTTGCAACTATTCCATCGTGCCCAATAGCAGTTGTCCAATTAGTCCAGTTCTTCCCAGGATCGGAAGTTTTTCTTCCACTACCAAATAAAATGCCATTTTCATTCATCCAAATAGCCTTTGTAGAGTTGGCTTTTGTTGTCCCATTTAGCAACCACATACCATCTGAATCAAACAACACATTACCGCCGCCGCTCTTCATCTGTGCTTGCTGTGCGCTAATAACACCTTTAAGATCTGTAGCATTCAAAGTAATACCACTTGAGGTCTTTGTGGTAACTGAATCAAAATCATTACGCATAGAGGAAACATCAGAAGAAACAGATCCAATGCTACTGTTGATGCCGTCCAACGTCTCACCCAAGTTTTTGCCGTTGTTGATATAGAATTTCAAGGCGTTGACATAAACGCCACTGTCGTCCACTGTGAAAAAGCCACCTTGGGTTTGAATATAGAGACTGCTACCCAACAGAAGCGTCCCCGCAATCAACTCAGCGTTCATGCCCCACAAGTCCATCTTGTGTTCCTTAGAGTAGAACTTACCGATTGCCAGCTTCGCCGTTTTCCAGTTGTCATCCGACATAGCGATCATACCGTTGACGATCCGCAGTTGAATATTGTCGTTTGAGCTGGATACATGGATACCTGCACTGTCAATTATAACGCTCTGGTTTGACGCTGCCTTAATGGTCTGTACCGCCGTATCCAGCATATTTTTCATATACAAGTCCACGTCGGTCATCTTATCTGCAGTACGGTCATAGAGGTATTTATTGGCATTAAAGCGGCTTGTGGTCTTTGTAGAGTTTCTAATCTCATCGTTAAGATATTCAAGCTCATCCTGGCGTTGATAACGGTTAGAGAAAATCAGGCTGAATTTACTGATATCATCAAAATTCAACTTCACACCAATTACTTTTGGACAGATCAGCCCTTCGCTCCCCAACTGTAAATATACACCCTTACCCAGTTCTAGCTTGTTTTTGAACGGCTCGAACTTCTCTTGGTAGAGGAAGTTTGACGTTTCAATATCAAACTCGTAGATAGGCCATGCGTAGTCGTGCAACACCTCAGTACCAAAGTCATACAATTCCAGCTCCACAGCATACATCTGATATTCGTTGGTTGCAATTGTGAAGTATGCGTCCGCTTTTGATGTGCGGAAATTTAACTGGGTGCCCAAATACTGCGTAATAGAGTTCTCTGTCACAGCTGTGATATTGCTGGAAATACCAGAAAGAGAACCACTCATGGTAATCATACCTTTGCTGAAATCGTGCCCGTTAAAGCTGGTTGCACCAAGATAGGCAGTCAGAGTATAGGCATTACCACTCTTCACATCTATAGTGCCTCGCACAATCTCCGCTTTGAAGCTCGGAGAAGCAAGAGACAGTGTTCCACCGGAGAGGGTATATACCGTCCGGCTAAACTCTGGCAGTGACACCCTGGAAATTTCACTGTTGGCAACGGAAACTAATCCAGAGACAGTTACAGCAGTCGCGGTGTTGGACGTATCCATCTCGGATGCTACAAACGTCTCCTCGGTCAACTCTCCCTCAATTAGAAAAGGGGTTAGAGTCAATTGCTCCGCTTCAGTAAAATACCCCTTAACAGAAAGGGCACTAGATACAGCTGCGATTTTAGCAGTGTAGCTTTTGACCTCAGCTTCAATATTGGCGTTCTCCGTCTCCTTGGCTTTAATTTCCTTATTCTTCGCCTCGATTTGAGCATAGATAGTATCCAGCTGTGTCTGTTTATCAGCTCTGCCACTATCAGTCTTTTCCAAAGAGTACTCTTTGGTCAAAACCATCTGCTGGGCGGTCAGTGTTTTCAGTTCACCATTTAATTCGCTCAGTGCTGCCTGAGCCGCCACCTTACGCGATGTTGCTGTTGACCGCAAAGAAATGAGGCCGGTATAATAAGGCTGTTGTGCTTGCACGTCAGCCCGCCAACGACGCACCTTTGTTGAAAGCATTTCAGTACTACCAGCAGGTACTATATCCAAATCGCCATTATTCAAGAAGAAACTCAAATCCACGATATAATCACCGTTGATTGGATTCACATCCCGAATGGTCAAGCCGTTTCCTCCATAGAGATGAAGTAGCGTCGCCATGTTCTCATTGTCTTCCGTTACTTTAATACTCTGCGTCAAATTCTCGTAATCCAAATAAATGGGTAACGTACCAGTATCGTCACCAGCGTCATAGGCGTTGATGGTTTTGTTGTACACATCAAACACAATAGCACAACGGTACTTTTCCATAGCCTCACCATAACAGAAGGAAAGAGCACTATTATCATACTGGTCGAATGTCCGATAACAGTTCATGAGTCTAGGAGCCACATAACCCACACTCCAGTTGGGGTCAAGTTCCACAATACGTCCCAGAATAGTCTCTTCTGAAAACATAGGATTCCAGAAGCAATAGGTTCCCTCGTCCAGATAGAGCGTTTTCTTTTGGAATGCGTACTCCAAAGAGTAACCCTTAACCCGCTTGATTTCCTTTATGCCATCTCCACTTTTCTCTGGGTTAGTGATCATATATACGCCAAACTCTTCTGTATAGATAACCTTATAACCGGTAAGCGAAGCATACAACGGATTGATAAGTCCGTTGACCATAAATGGCACCTCAAATTCGATGGTGCTCAAATCAGAGTAGTTGATTTCAAAATTCAACCCTTGAACAAAGGGCACCGGCCCCAGCTCTTTCCCAGCCAAGGTCTGCAAACGAAGCATGGGAGTCTCCCGCTTCGCACCGTTGATCTTTTTGAAATTTAGGTACATCTCCCACGCCTCCTTTATGCACCCACGTTGTACAGATACCTTCCACTAATTTTAACACTACCATTCCCCTCAAACACCAACTCATTGTCACCAGATGTCAACTCAAAGAATTGAAAGTTAAAATACTCATACAGGTCGTATTCATTATTCCCATCTCGCAAAATACCGTTTTCATTGTCCGCAATGATGGTGACACCTCCCGCCGGCAGTCCCGTGAATTTCATCACAGTGCCAGTGGTTTTGTTTGTGATAGAGAAATTGCGCGTACCGGATGCCAATTTAATCGTCAGATCTGGCTTCAAATGTTCTCGGATGGTACTGTCATTATAAAACACTGTTTTCAAGCTGCCATTGACGCTTAGTGTCTTTTCCCAAGGATAGCTATATCCATAGGCACAATCACAAACAACTGTAGCCTCAAAGGAATTGGGAAACCATCGGATACTAATAGGGTTAAGATCCTTAATAAGGCACCTGAATTGAATGTGTTCCATATCCGGCTGGTCAATGGTAAGCCACTGATATTCCTGATAACCCGTCAGCCAATTTGACACCTCTTGGAATTGATATCTGTCCAAATAGTGATCGCTACCAAAAATCAGCTTGAAAGTCAACGGATTATCGTGATACCGTACACCAAAGTGCAGCGGCGTCACCCGGTTCGGAAGTCTTGTCTCTACAATGTTTGCCACGTTGCCAAACGGGTTATCAGTATGCGACTTATTTCCGAGATCTGCCATAAACATTCCGAACATTGAAGCCGGCTCTCCGGCAAAAGTAAACTCATATGTTTTGTACACCACTACACCTCCCTCGTATCAAGAGGGGAGGACAAAATGTCCTCCCCTCAAACTCATGGCTTTCTGATCTGCCGTGCAATTTCGTTAAGCATATCACGACTGATCTTTTGATGCGATTCTACCGATTTCTCAGAGACACAGGTAATCGTCTCGGTGATATGGAACACAGGCTGGTTGTTGTTGGTCGTGACATTACTTACTGAGTTGTCTTTTGCCAAAGCACCACCTGACCATAGGCTGTCCATAGTAATGGGCATAACTGACTTGCTGAAAGCATCAGTCATAGCTTCAAGGCTGTCAATCCGCGCAGCAAGACCGTCCTGCTGTTCACTCGTTAGGATCAGCTCACCGTTTTCAGTCTTTACATACCGTTCGTTCGGTTTCAAAGGCTTTTCACCCACAAATCCACCTGTGTGATAGCAACTGTAAAGCAGCTTGCCAACATTAGACGGATTGAGCAGATCGTTGTCAATGTACCACGTTCCGGTTGGCTCATCACGGTGTGCCATAATACCATAGGAGGCAAGAGTTGCCCCTAGCCGCAATGCTTGATCCGATAACTGTTTCTGTGTCGCCTTGTCTACTGTATGCCACTGGGTACTTAGTGCCCGCATCTGAGACACAACATCGCTGACAGCTTTACGCTTAGCCTGTCTCATATCGTCATCGCTGTACGATGGATTGGAATCCACTTTACCGACAACATTAGGCGTATCATCGACAATTCCATTAGCACCAACACCAGAACTAGAAGTTTTGGTGCTTAGGTTGGAGATTTGCGTTGTCAACGACTGAATTTGAGCAGTAATATTGGTAATATCGCTCTCAATACCATTCATAATTGCTGTCACAAAATCACCATACCGAGATGCTGCCTCTTGAGCCGCTTCCCATGCCGCTGTAATCTCGCTGTTCAGATTGCTACCATACTCATAGTTCCAGTCCAACAATTCCTGATAGAGCGTGCTCCAATTCTCCTTGATGTACTTGATCGCCATATCATAGAGCTTCTGCGTAGAAGAAATACTTTCTTTCAGCTTCTCAATTTCGTCATCCTTCTCTTGTTCGTAGGCGTCATATTGTTTATCAAGAGCTTCTTCAGTCACGTCCATGGCGTGATCGGCCTGGAAGTCAGCCAAGTCCTTTTGCAGCTCAGCCAGCTCTTCCTCCAACGCCATCTTCTCAGCCTGAGCCTTGCGACTGTCATCCAAACTGAGTGCGTCAATTTTGGACTGGAGTTTGGCGATAGCTTTCAGTTTGTCAGCCAACTCATCCTCATACTTAACATTTTCCTTTTCCGCCCGCATCGCTTCTTTCAGCTGGTCAACATAATCTTTGACCGCTTTCTTGGCGTCATTCAGGGCGTCGATCTGCTGTTGGATACGGTCTTTAAGCATATCCATAACGTACTTGACGAGATCGTCACAGCCGTCCTTCATGTCTTCCAACTCGTCCAACAGGTCTTCCAGAGCATCTTTCTGATCTTCGAGTTGCTTTTTCAGATTGTCCATCTTCTCAGCTGCCGCCCCTGCTGTCTGGCCGATGCCAGCTACAGCGGTTTCAGCGAGGGATTGAATTGCCTGGATATTGTGCAAAGCCGCCTGATACTGCGAATCATTGAGTAGCCCTGTCTGCTGCATCAGCGCCAACTCCGCATATACCAGTCCCCAAGTAGAGTTGGTAGCCTGTGTTGTAGCAAAGCACAACTGGTCAAGGCTCTCGTTGGATGCCCCAGTCGCCGCCAGCCGCAGACGCTCCACGTAGGAAAGCGCTTGTTCCACGGCCAGCTGCCGAGTCTTAGCCTCAATAACATCGTTGATCCGCTCACGGTTGATAACCAGCTCACCATTCTCATTGATGAGCATTTGCATATACTCAGCACCCAAAGCAATGATAGACTGGTAGGTATCAACCGAGATCCACCCATCATTATCCGCGAACTCCTGCGCAGCATCGGACAGCACATTGGATACATTCTGAATGTTGTCTACCGCGTCATTTGCCGCATCCACGAGTTCGACAAAGTAGTCAACTACCTTGTCTTTTGCATCTCTGATCTTATCCTCCAAATCCCACCAAGCATCAGAAAGTTCCACTATCTCGTCAGTGGTATCAGAGTAACCCGCTGCCTTCAGCACATCAGCCTGCTGTTGATACACTTCCTGCAATGCCTTGTAGCTGGCAATCATCTCAGAAGTATACCGCTTCACGTCGTCGCTGTTTTTCTGGTTAATAGCATTGTCCAACCAATTTTCTGTCAGTGTGAGAATGTTGTTGTGCAACTGCGCCTCAAACTCACAAACAGCAATTTGAGCATCCAGAATGGCCCGCTGAACTTCCCACCATGTCGCAGACCCCTCTCGATTTGCTTCGTTGAGGTCAGTAATAGTGTTGATCAGTTCCTCGGTGTCTTTTCGCAAGGCGTTGGTAGCTTCTTGCAAAGAGCCATACTGTCCCCTACTGTCAGCAGTCAACTCATTAAGGTGTTCCAGGTTTTCAACCCAAAGCTCATTTGTGTCAGCGTTATACTTAACCGCAAAGCCCAGGTCTTGCAAAGTCTTAACCCCGGCAGTGATCGTCCCATCTCGCAGGTTATTCAGATTATGCAACGCTGCCTGTTCTTCTTGGTAAGCACCGACCAGTTCTTTTTCAAGAGCAATCTTCTTTTCAATGCTGCCAGCGTTGTCGATATCGGTTGTAATCCGCTCCACTTCTTCCTGTGCTTTACGCAACCGTTCCACGGCTTCTCGATACTCATCAATATCGGCGATATATTCCTCAACCTCTTTTGTACTGCCGCCTCCACCACCGCTGCCGGACTTACCACCACCACTCTCAAAGCTCTTCAACGGAGCGTTCTTCAGCGCCTGCAAAGCGGCAATCTGACCGTCGATCTGAGCAATAGCATTCTCATAATTGGAAATGTCCAGTTCAATCTGGGAAATGAAGTCCTCCAGACCACTTTCTTTGGCAGTATAGGTATACTCCGTTCCCTTAAAGCTACCACTCGTTAGGTTGAGCTTGATTCCACTACCGCCAACACCGCCGCCAGAGCCGCCTTGAATATTTGCCGAACCGCTTGATGAATCTCCATTTGCAATACCGGCCATAGCCTTTGCCGCTTCATGACATTGCTTTGCGAACGAAGCAACATCTAGTTTCGCCTGGGTCATGTTGTTATAAACAGCCTGCGCAGCCGCAAAAGCAGCTTGGTTAAAGTTGCCGTTTACATCGGTACAGACCTCCATTGCCACACGGTCAAACTCTTCAGCATTCTGTGCCATAGCCGCAGCTGCTAATTTGAATGCGGTGGCTTCGTCGATGCCAGCATCAATTAGAGCTTGGGCAACAATGTTACCCGCATTGATCCGATACTCAGCCAGCTCCTTGGTAATATTTCCTTCACCTTCGGCAACGGCCTTGGCAAGATCAAGTTGTGCCTGAGCGGCCTCCATCTTAGCCTGCAAAACAGCTTTGTCTGCTTCCAACTGGGCAATCTGAGCATCGATCTGTGCGTCGATTTCAGCCTTTTTGCCTTGGATGAAGCTGTTCACCACATCTTCATTCAGAGTAATTTGGCCGTTTGCCGCCGCAGTTGCATTATTTAGAATTTCAGGATAGACTTTTGCAAACTCTAAAGCCTTATCCAGCGACATGGTGAACCCGTTTGCAACTGTGGCCTGCAAATCTGCAAGCGTCTGGAAAGAACTGCTGATTGAATCAATGGCATTCGCAATATGGGAGAAGTTTTGGAGAGATGACGTATACGCATCCAAATCGCCAGTAATAGAGCCGTATAGACTGCTGTAAATCGCCAGCTTACCCTGATTCTCCTCGATTGCAGCGTTGTTCTCTTGGATTTTAGCATTCAAATTATCAATCTCATGATAATAGTCATAGTATGCAGTCAAATCCTGGCTTTGAAGCGCTGCGAGACGTTTTTCTTCATAGGTAGCAATCAGATCTTCAAGCGCGGCGTTTTCTTCATTAAGAGAATCAATCTCCTTCTGAATTTCGTCCATCTCGCCCAGCATCTTGGCATTGGCTCTCTCCTTCCATGCCTCAATGTTGAGCTTAACTACGCCGTTTTCCTCATAGAGATAGTCCAGGTAGTTCGCCTCGGCATCAGCAAGAGCGCTGATAGTATCAGGGGATAATCCTTCGCCTGTCGCCATATCTGCTTCAGCGTCTGCCAAAGCATCGTAAGAGTCTTGAAGTGTAGAAAGCACTTCGGTGAGGTCTGACAACTTAGCAGAGTATGCCCCTGCTGCATTACCAGCTGCATCCTGAGAAGCCGCAAGTGCGTTAAAATGTTTGGCAACATCCTCGGCAGTGTACCCAGACTCTCCCATCCATGCGGCCAGTTCTGGATACTTGTTGGCAAGCTCCGTTACCTTATCAGCCGTTAAGCTGGCGCTGCTACCAAGCTCCTCCATAGCACTGTAACAGTCTTCAGGAAGTTCAGACAATTTACCACTGAAATACTCCACAGCGAAAGTGGTCTTGTTAATCAGATCCAGCAGACGCTGCCATTCTTCCGTGTTCTCATCCTCACCCACATACTTACCGAGATAGTTTTCCTCCAACTCCTGTCCAAGCGACAGAAGTTCATTGCGGGTACTCTCAAACAGATCTTTTTGAGAAGCGGAGAGTTCAATGCCATCCTCCTGCATCCTGTTGAACAGATTGTAGGTATCGACCAATTCCTGCACATGGTCAGAATAGTCAACGGCTTGATCCAACCATTCACCGTTCTCCATGCCGCTTTGAAGGATATTAGTGATTTCAAAAAGGCGGTTCTCCAACTCCGTAACCTTTTCCAACTCACCATCGGCCCACTCAACCGTGATACCAGCCATCTGATCATCATACTTCTTCAGTAGATCAGCATAATTTTCATAAATGGATTGCTGTTCAACAAGCAAAACATCACGGCGATTGGAACTGAAATCAGTTTTATTGAAGCTGGACACATATCCCTCGTTGGCTTCCTTTGCATCAAGTGCAGCCAACTCCTTCTTGCGTGCGATGGTGATTTCCAATTCGGCATTGGTCTGTTGTAGCCGAGCCAACTCCTCCTGTTCAACCAAAGTGATGGTGCCCTGGGCATCCATTCGCTGTAGCTCTTCGAGCCGCTTCTTGTTCTCCTCCAGTTTGCCATTCAGATCTTCGACTTCACTGGTAATCTCCTCATAGGACTTCTTGTACTCCTCAGCCTCTTCATAGGCTTCCTCAGCCGTAACAACCAGCCAGTCATAGAGCTTAGTGATACCAGTGATTGCCAAGGGCAGGAGGCCAATTAGCAATGTGATCCAGCCCATTGGTGTTGCCATCATTGCCATCCCAGCGGCCTTTGCCGCAGCACCCAAAGATGTAAAAGACGCTGCACCTGCAGTATTTGCGGCAGTCTGTGCGCTGGTACTCACAATCTGCTTTAACTGCGCCTCACTCAACACTCCGTTAGCAACAGCCGCTTTCAACACCTGCTCTGTGACAAGAGAGGTAGAGGAAACGTTAAGGGTATTCGCAATCGCGCCAGCCTGCAAACCCAGCTGTTGCTCCAGCTCGGCCACAGTTAGTTCCTTTGCCGCCGCAACAGCCGCCATCATGGAAACAATTTGTTCCTGCTGCTGTGCGGTCAATCCGGCCATATCCATTGCCAGCTTACGCTGAACATTGTCGAGCGATCCTAATGCAGTGGCATACTTGAATACGCTGTTCGCAGTACCATCAAACTCTAAATTGGACAGTTGCTGAACCACTGGCGTTACAACAGATGTCAAAGACTCCAATGTTGAACGGAATTTTACCAGTCCGGCAATAGCAACGACCAAACCGACCGACCCGAACAGTCCCAAATGCTCGGTAAGTGTATCAACCACATTAGAAATTATCTGCAAAACCTCGATGACACCCTTCATATCATCGGTTTGGAACAGATTTTGAGCGACACCAACCCATGTCTGTTCAAGTGCGTTCAACTTATATTCCAGAGAGTCCATTATTTTGGACATCTCCCGGTCAGCACTGCCAGCGCTCTCTTCCATCTTAGCGATGGCATCACGCGCTTGGTCAAAGTTCGACAAAATAGCGGAACCGATTTGAGCCTGTCGTTTACCAAACAGAGCCTCCAACAGGTTGGCCCGGTTCTTGTCCGTCAGATCGTCCCAGATGTCGGCAATATCCGCCAGAATATCATAGGTGGAACGATAGGTTTCGGGATCGTCCTTTTCAAACAGACTGATGCCACCAGGGGTCTTTGCCGTTTTAGTCAAATCGGCAATCGCACCTGTCAGTTCAGCCACACCCTCAGAATACTCTTCTGTCTCCTCGTCGTAGCCACGGATACGCATGGATAACGTTTTTAGGCCATTACCTACACTGGCGGCATCTCTGGTAATTTCGATAGCGGCAGTAGCCAACGCCACCGTTTCATCGAAGGTGTTGTTTGCCGCAGCCATAGCAGAGGAGCTACGTGTTAGAGCTTCAACAACATCACCATTCGATACAGCAAACTTGTTGCCCACCTCGTTGACCTTGGAAATGATGCCATCCATGGCATCTTCCACTTCTATGTCGAATGCCTTGATGATACTCACCAAGCCGTCTGTAGCTTGGGTGATATCCATATCGGGCGAAATCGCCTCAAAGATAGCGGAGTTCTTTGCCAACTCCGACGCTTCGCTCAGTGTATAACCCAGACGCGCCCACTCCGCTGTCTGAGAAATGACTTCTTCGGTGGTAACACCCAGCGCTTTGGCAGTATCATTAGCAACCCGATAGAACTTCTGATACTCAGACACTGTGGCAGTTGTCACCTTCTGCAAGTCAATCATTGCCGTATCAAGATCGACAATGGTACTCACAGCCTGTCTCAGCAGACGAAAGGCCCGAAATAGTAGTGTCGTGGCGGAAACCCACTGCATGACCTTCCCGACATTATTCTTCAGAACGTCGCCAAGAGACAGCATATTCTTACCAGCGGCTTTGATCTCGGACTTGAATGTGCTGAATTGAGCCGTCCACTTCCGCAAATCCATCTGGTTGCTGACATTCTTGAGTCCAGTTTCCAGCTGCTTGAATTGGTTCAACAAGCCGGGATCACTCTTAAACGCACTCCACGTCCGAGCAACCGTGGCAAGATCAGCCTTGGCCTTTTCCAAACTCTGAGTGAACTTAAAATCATTGAGGGTGCCGCTTTGCGCTCGTGTCAATCCAGACATTTCCCTACGGCAATCCCGAATCAGCCCTGAAAGACGCTCATAGGTCTGTACCTTCTCACGGTCGCCCATATCAGAATTGTACTGAGCCGCAGTTTCCCGGAGCTGGCGCATATTCTCTTTCAGCGACTCAGTGGGATTGACCAGCTGAGAGAATTTCGTTTGCAAGTCAGCAATCGTTGCCGGCACCTGACGCATTGCAACGTCATACTCCCGTGCCTTATCCGCCAGCTCCATCTGGGTATAGACCAACCGGGAGCCGTTTATTAGACGGCTCTCCTCCAACGCCTTTGCCTGAGACGAATACTGTACGATTTTGGAATAGGGAATCAGCTGTGCCTCCAGAGAGGCTTTCTGCTGGTTCAAGATGGCAAGCTCACCACGCAAAGCCACCAGCTTGTTTTGATCCTTTTCCGGGTCTAACTTCATCATGGAGGCTTCCAGGGCTGTGATTTGCTTCTCTACCCCGATAATTTGCGAAAAAATACCATCCAGCGATTTGACTTGCTGCTGGAAGGTAGATACGCTGCTTTTCAATTTATCGAAACTGTTCAAATACGCCGTAAGGCTTTCTCGGTCAAAAGCGTTCGCCAAATTGCCCCGTAGCATCTCGATTTGCTGCTGGAAATTCGTTGTCAGAATACCCGCAGACTTCAAGCTGTTCTCAAATTCATTCAGCTTCTCAATCTGTTCCGTATTGATCTGCACAGCAGTTTTCGTCCGCAAGGTAGTGGCGACATATTCCAGATTGCGATACTTAGTGATGAGAGCGTCCAATTCAGCCAGTGCCTTAGCGGTCTGGTTCTGCTGCTCTGTACCCACCTCACCTGTGGCAGTACGCAATGCCTCCAGCGTTTGAGTGATTTCCGTAACCTTCTGTTCAACCTCAGACAAATGCCCAGCGTCCACCAAAGGCTTAGAAGAGGACTCCACTTTGAAAGATGCCACCAGTTTATCCAGGGCAATTTGGGTTTTGCTGATGTAGGTCAATCGGTTCTCATCTGCGGACTTTTGCTGATTAGCGGATTTGACTGCCGCGTCCGCCATGTCCCGATAGCTCTTAATCGCCAGCTCGACATTTGTTACCTGCGTTTTACTGAACTTCTCACCCTCGGCTGTCATTCCACTGGTGGCGCTGACAACCTCGGCCATCTTCTTGTTCAAAGCGTCCAGTTGCTCTTGACCAAGCCCGACAGACATATAGCCTGCCGTAATCTCTTTGATGGCCGCACCCCACTTCTGGAAATAAGCGGTGTTCGAGTCAGCTGCCGCCCTCTGTTTGGCATCCAATGCCTCAGCCTGTCGGGTAAGCTGCTCATAGTTCTTGGCAAGAGTAACGGTGTTACGAGTCAATTCTGCGACCCGCTCACCCTGCTCATTGTCAACGATATGCGCACTCTGAATTTGGGTGATCAGCTCACCCTCCTTGTTGATTCCAGAGATGGTGGCAGTAACCGTGTTGCGAACATCATCAAAAGATGTCTGAATACTCCTGACCGCCGTATTTGCATCGTTGATATTCCTTACGAAGTCTCGAATGGTGTCATCTGGCACACGCAGTCCACGCAGACGTTCTACCATCCGGTCAACCGCTTCTGTGCCCACCTGGAAGTTCATTTGGAATTTGGAAGTGCCAGCCGCACGTTGGAGTTGAGATGTGATAGTACGCATCTGCGACTGAACATTTGCCGCATCCAAGGAGACGCCGACTTTGATTGTGCTCCTATCGTTGATCAACTTCGCAATATTGGGTAGTTGTGCAGCAATTCGTTGTGCTGACGCACTTTCATCAGCTTCAAGCTCTGCTGCAAGTACAATTTTCAGATCTTCATCCACAGTTCTCACCACCTTTTATTTTACTTTGATACCCTGACGCCTCAGCCCCGCCCTCATAGCGGCGATGTGCGCCTTGCTTTCCTTCAAATGCTCAATGGTTTTTGCAGTAAAAGGCCGAGCGTACATAAATCGCCCACCACTGGGAAAATCGTAGCGATAGAATTTATAACCGTCGCCATACTCCACAAGCTCAGGGAGATTCTTCCCAGTCGTAACTGCGTCGTTGTTCACGCACCCGCCAGGGTTAGGCTCTGTCATATTGACCACTACCATGATGCCGCCCTGGGCCGACCCGCCTTTGATCTCAATGTTGTACGGGTCGGCCATACCGCCATACTCCCCACGCCTACGGTACATTTTGGGCTTATACACCTTGTACACAACTTCATAGATGGTGGCGGCTTCCTCCTCCTGAACTTCTTTGAAAACCTCATTGGTCATGGCGTTGTCAATTTTCTGCATCAAACTGGGGTTTGCTTTTACCCTTGCCAGGGCTTCCCGAATGGACAATGCCATGCCGCCACCTCCTATCGTTTACTTGTCCTTGTTGGCCTCGTGTAGCTGGATGAGTGCCTGAGCGAGATCGCCCTGCGCCATCCCTTTCGTCACCTCGGAGAGCTGACCCGCGTGCTCCAGCAACTCAGTCATGTTCATGTCCTTCACCCGCTTCGCCAGCTCCTCAACCAAAGAGCGCACAGCGTCAGCGGCATAGCCAACGGCATTGACACCCTCAGCCATAGGAGCGGAGATCTCAGCGATCATATGGCCGCGCTTCCAGTCGATGGCCTGACCGCACAGATGAACAATTTCGCCCATCATTTGCTGGTAGCTGGCGTCTTGCAGATTGTCAAGATCCAGCGCCATATACAGCGCGTCCATGGCCTCCATGTCCATGGCGCTCTCTCCGTTTTCGGTCTTCACACCCTTCTCCACCAACACCGGCAGATTGGTACACATCTGGAGAATGGTCGCCCGCATCATGGGGGAGACATACTCTGGGCGGAAATTCCCCATAACGTCAAAACAGCCGGAGAGTACCCGGCTGATAAATGTGCTTTTCTCTGTCACTGTCAGGTGGGTTTTGATTTCCAGCTCAAAAGAGCTGTCGCCCACCGGAACACTCAGCTTTGTGATGTTCTCCGCCTTGTGCTCTTTTAGAAAAGTTCTCATGGTATCCACAGCGATTTTCTTCATCGTCTGATCCTCCAAATCAAATTGTTTTTATGGCCCAGCCATAACTGAGGTCATCTGCGTGTTGGCTGATCCAGCCACGATAATTCTTTTCAAGGTGGCAAACGGCAGTACGCTCGTCACCGTCAAACCACTTCATGTAGGGCACAAAACCGGAACGCTCTGGGTGGTCAATCAAATCGTTCTGTCCATCGTGCCCGATGACAATAACCTTGCTACTGTCATGCAGACGGGTGAGCACTTTCTTCAACTCATCAAAGTAGTAGTTCTGCGCCTCGTCGATAATCACAACCTTGTTTTCAAAGTTAGTGCCCCGCAGGAAGGTGTGAGTCATACAGCGGATATAAGCGGTCTGGTACTTTTCATTTGTCGCCCCGTCATAAAAGGCGGTATTCCGATTGACGCCGATCTTATCCAGCGCCTGGTAAAATGGCTCAAAATACGGCTCGGATTTTTCCTCAAGCGTACCCTTTAGGAAGCCCTGCTTTTGCTCTTGGGTGGGGGAGGCGATGTACACGATCCCACCACAGCGCCCATACTGACACAGAAGGTTCGCTGTTGCCGTAGCAATCAGTGTCTTGCCAGTGCCAGCCTTGGCATTGCAGAACACGATCAGCTTATCCTTATCCCAGATAGCATCCCGAAAAGCCTTTTGTAGGTCATCCAGCCGCAATCCGTAAAAAGGGTGGTCGGCCAAGGTCTGAGGAACGTCGTATACTTCCGTGCTTGTATTTTTCTTTGCCATATCTCTTCACTCCTCGTATCAAAGAATGGTGTCAATGTCAGTCACGATCTCGTCAGCGATGCCCAGCTCGATCATTTCTTCGCTAAACATGAACCAATCGCGGCGGTAGTTCTGGTCGTACTGCTCCTCGGAAATGTGGGTGCTGGACAAAATGTACTGCTTCATCCGTTTCTCCAGCTCCTTGGTAAATTCCAAATTATCCAGCATCTTCCCAATGCTACCGATAGCACCGGAAGATCCATCATGGATCAAACAGCTGGTATGCTGGAAGATGTACCGTTTGTGCCCAGCCATAAGAAGCAACCCGCCAGCGCTGTAAACCCGTCCCATACCGATGGTGTACACCTGCGTCTTGGAGAGGCAGATCATATCAATGATGTAAAGCACCGTATCCACACTGCCGCCGTCAGAATTGATGAAGATTTTAATGGGCTTGCGCTGCTCTGCGGGGAGGCCCTTGTCCTCCTCATTCCACTTCTTGATGTACAATGCGATATCAATGGTGGTGTCGTCGATTTCGTCATTCCAAAGGATTTCCCGCTTTTTCAACCGGCGATAGTATTCCAGTAGAGTGGGATTGGGAAGAGCATCTTCCAACAGATCGCTCACATCATCGAAATCTTCCTCGAACTCCAAACCAATCTTCTTTTTGTCGGTCATCATGACTTTTCTCCTTCTTGAATTTTCAGATTGCTTACAACATAACACCCGATGCACAGTGCATCAGAAAGATTGTCGTTTTCAGTCTCAATCTCAAACTTGTCCTTCACAAATTGAAGCGACAACACCTTAGAGGTTTTCTTGGTAGTAGATGGTGCCTCCGTTACCTTCCCTTTAATCTCCTTAGATGTTCTGCCCCTCGCTTTGCAAAAATTCTGCCATTGAGTTGGTGCTACAAGACCGTATAAGTAATTGTTCTTCTCACAGAGATTAACAAGTACGCCCTGCAGCTGTGCCAGTTTTTTGAACGACTGGACATTCCTCCGTAGCTGGATATCCTCAAAAAAGACGGCACTAACCTCGTGCGTTCGTATCACCTCGTCAATCAGCGCCTCAATGCACAAAATGGCTTGTTCAAATGTATAGTCCTTACTCTCAAAACCCCATGTCCCGTAGTCCACCAGAACTTTTCTCTCATAGTCAAAGACAGCCCAAGCACCATGTCTGGCCTGATCAACGGCCAGGATATTCAATATTCTCACCTCCGAAATCGAAAAAAGGAGGGCTTTCGCCCTCCTTTTTCGTTACTCTTCATCCTTTGTCTCATCCACCATGGGCTGTGCTTCCTCACCACTCTTGTGGAGAATAGGCGCATCCCTCCGTTTCTTAGGACGCGCCAAAGCATAAATCTCTGCCAGAAGCTGACGCACTCCCGGCAAAAATCCTTCCGTATGCTGGAAGTCCACACCACGTTTCACGAGCGCTTGATACGCTGCCATTGCATCGCGGGTGGACTGGTAGCTCATCAACACAGTCCAGATGTAGTAGTGCCCAGACGTGTCAGTGTGAACCCGCCAACTCCGCTCTTTCTCACAGGAGTAGCAGGTCTTATACGACTCGCCGCACACCTTGCACTTCCGAACCATGACGGCACCACCTTACTCCTCGAAGAGGATGTAGCACAGATCGGCGTCGTCGGCGCAGTAGTCCTTCAGCGCGGTGAAAGAGAAGGGATGGGTGCCCTCGGTGGTCAGGTTCACCGTGAAGTTGTTGTCGATCTTGGCCTTGGGGAAGACCAGCTTGCCGGCCCGCTTGATGGACGGGTTGCACACATCAGCGGCCAGAACGTCCACGATATACATAGCAGCCTCGGCGAAGCTCTCGGCGCTGTCCACCAGCTTGACGGCAGAGGTCGTCTCGAACTCGTAGTACACGCCGACCATAGTGCCAGTGAAAGAGGCGGGCAAGGTGATGACCTTACCATCAATCTTGGCATTCCCCTCTTCGGTGCCAATTTCGATGGTGCCGTTGATATTTTTGTCCTCGCTCAGGGTGTACACAGCGGCAGGAACAGTCTTCGGCTCGTGCTTCAGCGTGACAGTCTTGTTGGTGCCGTCGTCCACGACAGTAAGCACGGTAAAGTCAGCGCCAGTGACCTTTTTGCTCTCGCTGGCAACCTGCACCTCGGAGCCGAGCTGCGCAGCCATCAGGCTCAGGTTGAGCAGGGACAGCTCACCAGAGAAGGTAACACCCTTCGCGGTGTCGAAACGGGCAAGCAGAATGCCCTGGGCGTCGGTCTTATCAGTGGACTCGCCGGTGAACTCGATCTGGGGGCTTGCCACACTGGTGCCGGTGAAGTCCACCAGGCCAGTCGCCAGATTGATCTGGGTGATCCGACGCACCTTGTCAATGATGTACTGAGTTGCGTTAAACATGGTTTTCATCTTCCTTTCTGCAAAACGTTGATAGGTTGTGTCTGCCATCAGTCCCAATGGACAAATGAGCATAAAAATACCCATCCCAAAAGGGACAGGCAGGGAACCTTATTTCAATTCTCCCATCCACTGAAGCTCCTTCTTGTCGAGCTTCTTAAAGTCCACATTCCCGCTGTATACACCGTGCATCACGTAATCGAAGTTCTTATGCTTCTGTACACGGACGACGCTATCCATAAACACACCAACGGGAATATCCCACACATTATCCCAGCAGTACTTGAACTCTGGGCAGTTGGTCAGCGAGGAGATCAAAGGTTGAAGAATAGACCGAAACGGCTGCACTCTCGCCAGTGCCATTTCATCCCTGTCGTCTTCGATCATGATGTCCTTCGTCCTATCGTCAAAGCCCACATCCACATTTTTGTGGAAGCGATGTATCGTCCTTAGATAGTCCGTCATCAACTTGTGAATAGCCCGGTCAATGACAACACCATCGCTATTGCGTATAGTAGCGTCAGGCATATCTGGCTTTACGAAGGTCTTGAATGATGCGAAGTCCATATCACCAAACAAAATGGACATATCCTGCTCTTGAAGTGTCCGAAAAGTGACAGTGAACAGCTTGTACTCATCCATCTTATCCCAATAGATATGAAGGGAGTCCCAGATATCCACCTTGCGGTCTGCCGGCGTTGCACAAACAGTCTTTACAAGGCTGAAATATCTCTGCTCTCCGTAATCCTCAATCTCATCCAAAGAAGGGTTGCGGATGGTGATTTTGGAATTGAGCACATAGTCTCTTCGACGATATGCTTTCAGAGTATCAATCAATGAGATCAGCCCTCCGGTTCATTTCATGTGTGACATACGGGATCTGCCACCCGGAAAATCCATCGTTGAACTGTACCTCTTCTGCTGTCTTGATGGTAATACCACCCAGGCCAAACAGAGGGCTATCCCCGTTATTCAAAATACGATCCACCTCATCTGCCAACAGGTCAGCTCTGGAACCTTGCAGCAAATCAATTTGGTGCTCGTTACAGATGACATAGACGATGATTCCCGTCTCCTTCACCACATTCGAGTCGGCATATACCACTCGACTACGCATCGTAATGAAGTTTTTGTCCACCTGCTGTACGTTGGGGACATAAAAGTGGGTTTTGATAAACGCCGCCGCTGGGCTTTTGCTTCCCGTCCGCACGTTCTCAAATTCTGCCACGTTGTTGCCCGTATTGCACAGCAGATTGACTACTGCCTGATTTTGTAGCAGTTTACGCCTCAAAAGGAGCTTCTGCTGAATCATAGCGTCAAAGTGCGGCAACGCACCCACCTCCTTTACCAGTTCACGATATTGATTTTGATTTTGGCTTCACTGCCCATGGCATCGTCATAGGCATGGATTGTGAGCGGTAGTCCCACCAGAGCCACATTGTCATTTGCCTGTAGCGTAATGATGTTATCGCTCTCTGAGACGACCTTGGCAGCGCCATTCGATAGGTCATAGTCCAGATTGTAAGCGAACTCCACCGCCTCTGTTCCATCAGGAAGCACACATCCCACCCTAATCTGCTTGGTGTCTCCCACCGCAATGGTAAGATCACCGTCAAGTGGTGTCAGTGTCAATGTACCTCCTGCACCAGGCGTTTTCTCGCTCTCGCCCGGTGCGACAGAAAAGAAGTCGGCAATCAACTCCTCACGGCTGTCAGTTGCGTCATTGAATCTGTCCTCCAACACCGCCCACTGGATCAATCCGTCGTCAAACTGTTCCTCACCTACGGCTTGGGAAACAGTATCGACACGAGTAATGCGGTATACTGTTGGCTGGGCATGATTTTTGTCCATGATGAACCGAAAATCATCATCCAGCAAAACCGTCTCCTCGTTATAGGGGATATACACCAGATGTTGGTCGTCACCCACATCTACGTTTGTCTTTTCAGAGACACCCGTACCATACTGGGTGCTGTTGGTGCTATACACAGGGTATTCCACGATTTTCCCGGTCAATGGAGAAATAAAGTGGATTGTATGCTTACACTTCCACAGAACTGCCTTTTCATAGATCCGGTTATTGTCTGGATATCCACTCACCATCCAAAGGGTATTGTTATACTGCACATACTGCCCACAGTGGAGGATACCGATGTTACAAAGGATCTGTCTGACCATCGAACTGTTGTAAACGTCGCTGATCTTTTGCTGGACGATTGCCCTGACACGCTGGGGCTGTTTGTATACAGCCTTGTCATAAATCAACACGTCACAGCCAAGTATAGAGTTGAGCTGTTCTTGAAACCCGTCCTGACCATATGCCCAGAACTCGTCATCCTCCATACCACTGTTGAAGAGGGGGCGCGACATCCGATACCAGCTCTTAGACTCCTCGGACATAACAGCACCCCCTATCCATACGCAGCAGTCTTTTGTCGATGCAACAGCGTTTCCACAAGGGAAACCTGTTCCTCTACCATTTGAGCGGTAACACGCTTAGTTCCGTCCTGTCCTGTAAACTGCACATCTTTCCCGTAAAAGCCATTCAGCTTTGATACGCGGTCAAGCTCCCGTTGCAGATAGGACACATACATCATTTGCGCCAGAGTGCGGATTGCGGTATTATTCAGCTTACCGCCAAATTCCCGCGCGTCTTCGTCGTAGTCCAGATCACAGCCCAAATTTAGCTCGTAATCTGCCACGGCTGTTGAAAGCCATTCAGCCTCCAGCCCTTCCGGGATGTCGAACTTGGTTTGGGGCATGGAGTGGAATTTCCTCTCAACGTCCGCAAAGGTTGTGTTTTTTGCCATGCTCCATACCTCCCATCATGGATTTACAGGCCGGCAGTCTCCGCCAGCTTGCGCAGGGCATCCACCTTCCAGGACTCGGCCTCATCAGCACCCGCCTCAAATGCCAGCTCCACCAGCATCTTCTTTTCAGCGTTGGTTTTGACCATGCTTTCCAGCTGCTCATGGAATTTGCCCTTAGTCTTGATTGCCAGCAGTGCCTTGACCGACTCCACATTCAGCACGGAGGGATCGGGAACGTCCACACCATCCAGCCCAAAGAGCTGTTTCCGCTGCTCCTCATTCACAATCTGGATGCGGGCATGACCACCCATACCATCAATGCCGACGAACATCACGTTGCCCGTCTGGATCTGCGCCAGAACCTCCTCGTAGGACAACAGAGGATAATTCCTTGCATTTGCGGGAATCTCAATGTCCCCCTGCCCAGCCTTACGCCAGAAAGAGAGGGGCCAGGAACACAGATTGTTTACCAAAACATTATTCGTTGCCATTTTGATTTCTCCTCGTTTTGAAAATCAGGGAGGGGCTATGAAACCCCTCCCTGTTGGTGCATCTTTCTGATAGACGCCACTGATTAGCCGGCGTCGGGCAGATCAAAGTTGGTGTCGCTGATCAGACCGATCTGATCCTCCATGCCCTCGGCAACGCCAGCACCCAGCTCCATATCGAAGCGGGTCAGATGCTGACGGGTCGTAATGTCGTCGCCTGTCATGGTGGTCAGGCCACCGCGCAGGAACACCTGCAGCGGGGAAACCGAACGCTGAGGCAGGAAGAACAGTAGACCCTGGGGCATATACAGGTCGTAGTCGGTGCCGTCCTTGTTGAGCTTCGTCCAGTTGATGGCGTTGGGCAGCTCAGTCAGGAAAGAGCCGTTGTAATACTTGACCAGGCCGTTCTGCCGAATCTCCTCAGCAACCACATCAGCGCCGAAGCGGAAGTTGTTGCCGCCGACCTCTTTGAAGCCAACGAAGTCGTTGAACTGAGAAATCACGCTGTAATCACCAGCGATGTTGACCTTACCGTACCGACGCATAGACTTGAGCATATTGTCAACGCCGGTCTTGGTGATACCGCTGGACTCAGCAAAGTGCTTCACGCCCTTGGCGTTCTTGAGCGCGTTGTACAACACCATCATCACATAGTAGGCGGACTTGTTGTGCATATCGGTCAGCACCTGATTCATGCCCTCAGCGATAGTACCGTCAAAGTTGCCGCTCTGGATCTCGCGGTAGTCCACAGCGAAACCAGCAGAAATGGTCTGAGTGCCGATGGGGTACTCACGCCATGCGTAAGCAGCAAACGGCACGTCGGAGCTGGACGCCTGGAAGCGGGAATCCACGCTCTCATACTTGTAGGTCTTCATGAAGGGAGCCTCATGATAGCCGATGCGGTGATAGGTGCCCATGAAGTCATACAGCCGCACCATCTCAAGCAGCTTCGGCTCGATGGAGAAGCGGATGATGGCATTGATTTCACTCTGGGCGGTGCAATCACCCTCGATAGCCTTGGAAGAAAGCTCCGCCAAGGTCTTGACCGCCTTATCCTTCGTCTTGGCGTCCACATTGGGTTCCTTGCCGGCGACCAATGCGGAGAACACCTCAACAACAGGAGAGGTCGGCTTCACGCGGCCAGTGTTCACATCAGCACGGGCGTTTGCCATGTTGATTTCAAAAACGGTATTCATCTTTTTCACTCCTTTTCATTCACGCAAAAACACCCCACCAAACGGTGGGGTGCCCGTTGGATTTGTATTTGGTTTTACTGCACACGGATCACAAGCAGAGCGCCCTTGCCCATGTAGGCGGTCTTCTCCACAAACTCGAAATAGACCTTGTAGCCAGTGGCGTCGGCGGTTTTGGCGATAAGGCCATCGGTGCCAAACACCAGCTTGTCGCCCTTGGCGAGGCCGTCGTAGTCGCCATCCTTGATCTCGTAGTGGGCAAACTCCATTTCCATGTTTGCCACGCTGGTCAGGTCGTCAGCGCGAACATAATCGCCCTTAGCAACCACAACCGTTTCGGGATAGTTGTGCATTTCGGGCTTATCGTTGATGTTGGTCACGATCCGGTGGCAAGCCTTAGCCTCTGCATCGGAAGCAGGCAGGCTTGCAGTCTTGGCAGCGCGATCCAGGATGACGCCCATACCGAGCTTCAGTTCAGCAGTGGCCTTGCAGGTGCCAACGTTCTGAACATTCTTGTAGTAACCAATAGTCTTCGGCTTCATTTCTCTTCACTCCTTCTTAGAATACATCGACATCACTGTCGTCGGGAGCCGCAGTCGGCGTGTCCTCAGTCATTCCGAACACGTCGATCTTACTTGCGGCGTTGACTTCTGCGGTATGTGCCTCACGGGAAACACGCACCATCTCGGTGCAGATTTTACCCACGATGGTGTTGATCTCCACACTGCCAGGGTTGACGTTGAAAGCCTCGATCTCATCCTTGGCAACCGCCCGCTGCTCCTCAGAATAGGGAGCCAGAGCAGCATTCAGCTCTGCCTTGGCGTTCTCGCCCTCCAACTGGGCGATCTTGGCATTTGCCTCGGCCAGGCTTGCCTCGGCAGCTTCCTTCGCAGAGTTTGCCTCGGTCAGCCCCTCTTCAGCCAGAATGCGTGCAGCATTTTCCTTCTCATAGTCGGCCCGAAGCTGTGCAATCTCGGCTTCCTTTGCCTTGATGTCGGCTTGGAGCTGGCTGATCTCAGCTTCCTTAGCGTTCACCTGCGCCCAATACTGATCCCACTTGGCATTAGTCTCAGTCATAGCGCCGGAAATGACCGCCATCAGATCGTTCTTCATCTTCTCATCCATGTCACTATCCTCCTTTTGTTCCATTTTATTATTTAACTCCATTACGATGGCGGCCTCATCAGCCGGTGTAACGCTCAGGATCGCATATCCGCTGTAATCATAGATTTGCGGCACACGCCCCTGCTCCTTCCAACCGCCGGAGTAAATAATGCGTCCATCGTGCTCGGCCTTACCCACAATTTCGACAGAGCCTTTTACAACGCCCTTCTCCATATGTTCTCTCAGCCAAGCAACAAACTTCGGATAACGCATCTCGTCCAGTGTGCCCTCAGCGATCAGTACACGCTTTTTCACACCTTCGATTTCAACATCATCCACATACGCTCTGTCAAAATGCCCTACCATCGTGGCATCCTCAAACAGAGGCAGATTGTCAGTGCTCCGAATTTCTGTCATTCCATGTGCATAGGGAATATCTCGATCTTCAGTCAAAAACTCAACCACGATTGACATTCCGCTCACAGAATGTAGGTTGCTCAGAACATATCTTTCATCCCATGAGATTCCGTTTGTCTGCCATGTCGTATCGTCAGGGAAAATCTCATGTAGGATTACCTTGATAGGTCGTCTGCCCGCAATTTTGCTCTCACTGGAGATTTCAAAGATCGGGGCATAAATCCGTTCACCCATAATCTTTCACCTCCTACGTGTCTGAGGGAGACGGACTGGCGTTACCATTATTCGCCGCCGTTGACTCTGTGCTGGCATTGAGTGGAGCGCTGACCCCACCGTCGCTTCCATCCACATCATGATCAGGCACATCTTTGCCCGTGACCGTAAAGGAAGTCTTATGGACAGGGTACTTGTTTTCAAAGTCTTCATCCAGCTCGTAGTCCATGAGCGACAGGTAATCATCAGCATTGATACCAGTAGAAGCGATCCACGCCATCAAACTACCCTTACCACGTGAATACAAATCAGAGAAGAACTTAACCTGCTTGTCCCGGTTGACAAAGGTAATGGGGAGCACCCGGAACTCAATGCGATAGCTTCCGTCCCGGATTACGTTGTAGTTCAAGCACTTATTCAGCTCTTCCACAATCGCCTCGACCCATGTAAATACGTTGTTCGACACGATCTCAATATTTAGCGTGGCAGTAGCATAGTTGCCCGTAGAGCTGCCAGAAAGTGCAGCGGCTGCAACGCCCAAATCCTCATTCACATCCTCTTTGATAGCGTTTTCGTTTTCCTCATCCAGGAGATCAATGTTCACCGGCAGAGAGTCCATCTTGGTGCCTGCCGCCAAAGAGAAAAATGAAATGCCGCTGGAATTGCGGCGCTGGGTAAGCGCATCCCTCACTGTGTTGTGCTGGAACTCCTGCTGCTTTTCTGTCAGCGCAGACTTCCCCTTTTCCTTGCCCTCTGGAAAAGTCTCATAGTAAATCTGGTTGTTTACCTTATCTAACACACTCCGCTTGGTATTGACAAAGTAATTGGCATAGTCGATGTCATCCAATGCGGCCACTGCAAACGGCACCCCATATGGATCGCTCTGCTTGCTTTTGATCTTGGTCACAATGGTTTTACGCCAATCCAGACGCAGCCAACACGCATTGTTGGGGAACTCCCCATTGCTGTACTTCTCCCACCCTTCCTGGATCTGTCTGGGGAGGCCCTGTAGCTTGCGCTTACGCTCATCCTCCGGCATCCCGTTAAAATACCGCAGGTCAAACGCTACCTCGTAGCAGTTATTCCTGCGGCCAATAATTCGCACATAGTCAATAGGTAGAGGAATCACAGTAGTATTCACACCGGCTGAGTTGATTTCGGAAATATTCATAATGTCCAAATCAGTCAATGCCATTCTGCGATCTACTGGGACAGTGCGTGTTTCCATATAGCCCACATACATTCCTTCGTTAGCATTATGGAATAGCGCGTCACGAATGACCTCCTTATACCGCATAGCCCGAAGGACGCTGTGCATCTTGTCCAGGCTTTGGCGGTAGCTCTTACGTGGTTGGCCTGCCTTTTTGGGACGAGCTATGACAATGTAATCCAAAGAATGCAAACTCACCAACATATCAATGGCAGTCGTCACTGTACCGTTAGCATAGTACGCCCAGCGCGACCAGCGGCGCAATTCCTGAATATGCTGCATAGGCTCACGCGCCATTTTCATTACCTGCTCCACAGAATAGGGGGCGGGGCCTCTGCCTGTTTGACCAAGCAAATTGAGATATGCCGCACCCAACTGTGTGTTGAACTCGTTCAGCACACCATCTGCCGTGGGGCTGTTCACATTCTGCTCCACAACCTCATTCTGACTGGCTGAACTTTGGGTCAGCCTGGAGAGCCAGGAGCGAAATCTTGATTCACCCGCCATTCATACCACCTCCTTAATTGTAGAGCGGGACATACTCGTATTCTGAGCTGTCGGAAAATAGATCCTGTTCCAAAAGCTCAATAAAATAGTTGCCGTAGGACACTGAGGTATAGCGGTCTTTCCGTGCTCCATTCCGTTCCTCAATCTTGATAAGACCAGTTTGGTTTTGCACAGTGTACTCCAGATTGATCATCTCGTTGATCAACGCCACAGTTTCCAGGAAAGGACGTTCATAGAAAAGCTGTGTGTCTACATCGGCTGTTGCATACTCAGGCACCAATCGCTGTAGCTCCTCCACACCTTCTTGATTGCTAACCATCAGCTCAATCATTTTTCGGTTGAGTGTGTTCTTCATGCACACCGCAATTTTGCTGTTGGTTTCCAGCTGGGCTTTGATGGAGAAAACAACCTCCTTCTGCCCAGCAATGACGATACGCTCTTTCAGCCTATCATCATTGATACACGTCCATGGCTCATACTCCACGTTGCGTTCTACATCGTAGAGTACCTTTGCCAAAGCATCGAATACCGACACACCAGCATTCCGTGTATCCAGAACGCAGTAATCAGCATCAAAATCAGTAAAGAGCTGCTTGATCCGAATGGCCTGCTTGGTCGTCTCATACTCCGTTTGAGGCTCGATATAAACGACCTGCCGGCGATAGCCCTGCTTAACTTCAAGATGCTCACCATTGACATCCGATGTTTTATACTCCACACTTTCGGGAAGCGCCCGGATACAGGAAAAGATGGAGTTGTCATTGCCGTCTCCGCCCTCTGGTGCGATATCGCAGGCGACAATACGAATTTCTCCCTTTTGCCGAGGGATGGCATACTTGTTCTTGCTCCGAGCAAGTGCATCAGCGTCCCGTCTTGGATAAAATGGACGTTTCACTACCCGATTCTTGTTCAGCATATCGTAGGTGAAGTAAGCATGAGCATTCTCAGCCACCATCTGATTTTCGTACTCGATAGCCCAAGCCATGGCATCCAGTGTATTCCGCTCCTTGATCAGGAACGATCTCGGCTTGATGTTGTGTTTCAGTGAGATACTGTAATCCATAGCAATCAGTACAGAGGAGTCCTTTTGAAGCATTCCGTTGACAATCTTCTTCATGTGATCCCACATCCAATGGCTCTTATACCATGCGGAGCTAATGTAGATGGACTTAGGTTCCTCAGCCAAGAAGCTATACTCCTCGTGTTTCAAAATAAAAGGAACCTGCCTCACATACAGAAATGGAGAAAGAACGGTATCAACGATGTTCTTCAAAATCATGCGGAACTCTTCGTAGATCATAACGGTAGCACGATAACCACGTGCGTTATCGTTAGCTGGCACCACAACGATGGAACTGCCGTTACGGAACACGACCTCAATCTCGTTTTGGCTGTCTCTTACCTTCAAAATCTCCTGCTGCAAAAGCGGAGCATTGGGGTAAATTTCCTTCATGATCTTTTCAGACACAATTAGCCGTGCCTGCTTTTTGGTAGCCGATGCCACCACAATTTTGGCCCCAGGTCGCAAGATTGCCTCTTTACAGGCATAAATCGCAATGATAAACGATTTCGCCGCGCTACGAGCAGCCACTATGCAGATGCTGGGATAGATGTCCATGAGATATAGGATGATGTGCTGGTAGAGGTGCAGAATAATTCCGAAATAATACTGCACAAACCGACTGGGATTTCTCCGCCAGAAGGTAATCCAATCCATCAGCTTTCGCACACGGGTTTTACTGCCCAAATATTGTGTGGACGAAAAGTTCTCATGTACGTGCTTTTGCCGTTCGTCCATGATCTTTTCATAATCCATAGCTTATTCCTCCGTCTCCGACAGGTTGAACTCCTTGTCCATCTCTTTGGAACCTGTCAACAGATTACGCAGAGGACGTGCCATAAATCGAGAAATGTATTCCTTCAAATGGTCAAAATCCGCATACAGTGTCTTATCCTTGTAGAAGTCTGCCGGACAATACTCCTCAATATCACGAATCATCTCACCCAAAGGACTGAGCTGCATATCCGCCTCGGCTTTTCTTTTCCGCTCCTCAATCTCAGTGGTTGCGGCCTCGATAAACGCCTTATAGGAATTGGCAAGAGCACCAACACCTGTTGAGTTAGTTCTGACACTGTTTTGCAAATTCAGCTTCAAATAGCAGATAGACACGTACAGCTCATCCTGTCGCTTGTCGATAGGAACACCACACCGCTCCACCCAACTGTTGTATTCGCTTTGGAGAGTGTCATAATCACCTTCGCTAAACCCCAGACCGAAACGCCGCACCGCTTCCATAAAGTTCTTGTTATCGTCGTTTTGCTCCACATCCTGCAACGTCGCCGCGTTCTCCACTGCAGCCTCACTCCGCCTGATGATGGTATCGGTATAGGTAGCGTCCTTACTGCTCTGATCGAGATTCAACTTAGACACATATCCACTCATACGACTCCGATTGGCGCTGATCTTTCGTGCCGCAGCCCACGCCGTATCATCCACGCAAAGGTCGATGATCTGGCAGACACGCTCCATAGCAGTATCTTCGTCCTTGTCAAAAAGTGCTACATTCTCATCAAACATCTCAGAAACACATTTTTTACAGTAGACCACATACCCATTATTGCCTGCAAACAAGGGAGATTTGGATACGTTAAAATTGCCGTCCTGTTTTGCGTACTTGTGACCGCAGCGTGGGCAGCGATACACTTCATCGCTGACGGTGCGCGGTTTTGCTCCAGCAGGTTTCGCATCTTTGTTCACCTTGGGAGTAGTAGGCTTTTTTAGTTGCCGTTTTGCCGCCATGCTGCGACCTCCTCTCTCATAATACGGTAAAACCTCGGCAGTCCGAAGACTCCGAGGTTTTCTTAATCATCATGATATTTCGTGGTGCGCCTAAAGGGACTCGAACCCCCGGCCAACTGGTTAAAAGCCAGCTGCTCTACCAACTGAGCTACAGGCGCATATATGAGGCGGGTAGGGTCTATGTGGCCGTATCCCACTGGCCTACCCTCACTGATACGGGTGCAAGACATACTTTTTCAGGCTCTCGAAGTCCCGTTGGGGTATGTTAGCCCGCCGCGCTCCTGATCGGCTATGCCGCTTTGCTTACAGCGTTCAGGTTATCTATCGCGTTTTGCCTGCGCCGGAATTTCACCGGAGGGAGCGACCCCTATGCTACCCACACTTGGTCAATTTTTATTTTACCGACGTGTCAGAACCGTCACACGTCATCCAGGGTAGAAGTATGCCCTTACAGGCTGGTGGGCCGAGGAGGTAACGATCCTCCATCCTACGGTTTTTCAGACCGTCGCTCAGACCTCATAAGCTATCGACCCATATGGCGACGGAGGTAGGATTTGAACCCACGGACGGCTCATCGCCGCCTCTTGTTTTCAGGACAAGCGCCATAAACCAGACTCGGCCACTCCGCCATTTGAACCCGACCTTATTTTAGTTGCATATCGGGTAGCAACAAACATTTGCAATGTAGCGCCACCTACATAACATATCCTTTAGGCACTCTGCGGAATTGCAGGATTAGGATAAACTGGTAGGCCAGGTTGGATTTGAACCAACAACGTTTCTAATGTCACGGTTTTACAGACCGCTTCCTTCACCATTTGGATACTGACCTATATGAAGGATATGGAGCTACCACATCCTATACCTGATGAATCAGGTTGCCATCGTCTGGCTAAATGGTGCGCCTAAAGGGACTCGCCCCCCCCGACCTTCTGATTAAGAGTCAGTTGCTCTACCAACTGAGCTACACCCGCAAATGGAGCTGACACAGGGACTTGAACCCAGAACCTTCTGCTTACAAGGCGGTTGCTCTACCATTGGAGCTATGTCAGCATATGGAGCTGACGCAGAGGGTCGAACTCTGAACCTATTGCTTACGAAGCAACCGCTCTACCATTAGAGCTACGTCAGCGTATTATGATACACTCATCGCAAATTCGCTAAACCGCCGCGAATGGACTTCATACTCTTTGTACTTTTCGCCCACATTGATAGCATTTGAACTGGAAATTTTCTCCGATGGAATTAGGTACATCTTATCATCCGCCGTATAAGCAAAAATGTAATCACAACCACTACGATCAAAAGGTGTGCAAACGTTCTTCCCAGAAGCCACTCCACAATGGCGTAAGAGTATCTGATATGCACCAGATGCCGTTCTGTTTCTGGATGTTTTCACCTGAACCCGTGATAACTTGCCATCTATCTCCACAGCCAAATCGTATTTCTGAGTATCATTAAGTGGCACACTTACTGTCATTTGATTGCTTGTAAAATATTCTATCGCCTTTCCAAGACCTATATTCCCTTGTAATGATAGGTACATCTCACTCCCTCCAACTTATAAAATGGCGACCTCGGCGGGTTTCGATCCCGCTACCTCCAACGTGACAGGCTGGCGCTCTCCCGATTGAGCTACGAGGCCATATGGTGATGCGTGAGGGGCTTGAACCCTCAAATTCCACCTTGAAAGGGTGGTGACTCTACCAGTTCGTCCAACGCACCGTATGGTGATGCCAGTGGGGGTCGAACCCACAACCTCCAGCTTGAGAGGCTGGTGACTTATCCAATTCGTCGATGGCACCATATTCACTTGTCCCATGGAACAAGCTCATCCAAATCGAGTGGAGAATTGGCGGTTGCCATTTTGACATAACCACCATCTACAACCTTCCATAAGGTGAATCTCATTCTCTCAATATTCTGGCTGATTTGATATTTTTGACCAGTTGTTGTTGTGCATAATACACCGGGGCCATTCTCGGATGGTGGTAGCTTTTTCACTGTTTTCTCAGTCGTTTCTTTAACTACACCAGGCTTCCTTGACATACACCCACCGCTTTCTATTTTATTACAGAGACATGAGCACAATTTGGCAGGGGTGGCTGGAGTCGAACCAGCGATACGGGAGTCAAAGTCCCGTGCCTTGCCGTTTGGCGACACCCCTATATGGAGATACTGGTAGGATTTGAACCTACGATCCTGGGGTTGCAGCCCAGAGCCTTAACCAATCTTGGCTACAGTATCATTTGGTGCTGGTGATGGGACTTGAACCCATACGCCATTTCTGGCAACAGATTTTGAGTCTGCCTCGTCTGCCATTCCAACACACCAGCATATTAGATTACGGAACGCATTTTTGGGTTGTCAATTAAAAGTTGATTCCATGTGTAAAATTGCTGTTAGCGTTCCAATGGTAGGGATGATGGGAGTCGAACCCACACGCTTTTGGCGTCGGAACCTAAATCCGGTGCGTCTGCCAATTCCGCCACATCCCCATATAGCCGCCAGACAATCTAACCGTCGCTAAACTGTACGGCGCTGCGGCCAGCACCACATGGCGGTCTGTATCCCACTCGGCTCTACGTTCACTACGGGTTGTGGGCCACCGGGAGAAGTTAGTCTCCACTCACCTTGCCTCTTATAATACGCTCAAGGCAGCGTATGCCGTTACATACCCATCAAGTAGAGAAGTCACAGGTATAAACTGCGCTGGAGTGGGAAACGGGACTTGAACCCGCAACATCCGACTTGGAAGGACGGCGCTCTACCAGTTGAGCTATTCCCACATGAATGGCACTATCGCAGTACCCACGCTGCTTAGGTAGATGCAAGCAGTAACACCGCTTCTTGGGTTTACCTGAATGTAGCATTTCTGTCGTACAAACAGCGGATTTTCCATCTCCGTTGTAGCTTCAGCATTGCCAGCGCATTTCAGTCGCAAATCCCATACTATTATCGCGCCCTTCCTTGGTCGTAACTCTATGGGTGAGTTTCTGTGAGTCGGTTTCTCTGTTCAACAGATGCCCGTTAAACGGCTCCCCGGCCACAGGGAGCTTGCTAACACCGAAAAGCCCTGGTTGCGGAAGTGGGATTTGAACCCACGATCTCCAGCTTATGAGGCTGGCAAGGAAACCGCTCCTCCATTCCGCAATATGTAGACGGTTCTAAAAACGAGACTGGTACAGGTACCTATCTCTGTAAACTCCCCGTCATGTTTTGTTCTTCTGGCTGGCAGGGCGGGACTTGAACCCGCGACATCCTGATTAACAGTCAGGCGCTCTAACCAACTGGGCTACCCGCCAATAAATCAAACGAGACGCATCAAAAAGGACAATTTGAAAGCAGAATTGTTATTTTTTTGAAAAGTTGCTGTAAGCGTCTCAACAGGACACATAGTTTTCTTTTCCTCAAAAAAAGTTTTGTATAGTTGCTGTTAGTGTCCCAAAATGGTAGAAGATGTCGGACTCGAACCGCTATTCCTGCTCCCAGGGCAGGCGTGTTACCATTACACTACATCCTCTATATGGTGGAGCCGAGGGGAATCGAACCCCTGTCCGAAATTCCTACATGAACAAGACCTTCTTACGCAATAGACGATTTTTCAGCGATGCCTTACAGCGGGAGCTATGCTACCGTCAAACATCAACCCAGGGCGTACAATGGTTTGCACACCTCCACCACCTTGTTTCTTTCAACAGTGACAAGGAAAACTGTTATGGCTGGATGTTTCTTTGACCTCAGACGTTTACCCATATCCAGCTGGTGCGCCGTTTTGGAGATCCAGGCAGCGCTCAGGCCGCGACCTTCTCCGCCAGCATAGTGGCGAAAGCAGGATGGATCATGATGACAGTTTCAGTGTTGTCATTTAATTGTTTGGTATGCCTTGAGGCGGTCATCTACCTGCGAGTCTTGTACTCTCAGAACCCCGTCGAATCTGAAACGGCCCCATATTAAATTGTCAAAGAACTGACTGGTCGGAACAGGAGGGGTTGAACCTTCGACCTCACGATTATCAGTCGTGCGCTCTCCCAACTGAGCTATGTCCCGTAATGGTGGAACCGGGGAGGCTCGAACTCCCGACCCCCTGCTTGCAAGGCAGGCGCTCTCCCAACTGAGCTACGGCCCCAAATAAGAGATTTTGTTGCATATTTTTGAGAACTTAATCTCTCAATCACACTCACCACTGGGCCTTCGCCCTACCTCCATTACCTTTCTCCATTGTTCCGCCACCAGGGAGACAAGTCTGAGCTTCGAGGAGCGACCTCTAACTTCTTGCCACAGCGCCGAAGCGCCACCTCCTGCACGAGTCTGATTACCCGCAAATTTCACCGTTCGTTCAGAAATTTTTGAATTTACTTACTTTTTTACAGTAATTTCTTCAAAAGAATTGTTCACTCTGTCCTACGGCTACTTTAACCAGCGACTTTCGTTATAGCCGGATTTCTCCGACATCAAGACAGGAGCGCATTGTTGGTTTTACCTCCGTATCTCTCAGCTACCACACCGAGCTACTGCAAGGCTTATTCTCCACAGGAGCGTCTATTGTTGCGCCCGAAAGTTCTGTGCGTTATGAAGCGATAACTCTTGGCGACACACGTTTTTGTTGGCAGTTTCCACCTCCCCACCCCACATCACTGTAGGACAGCGGTTTCTTCTGAAAGGTATCCCTTTAACCCAACCACCCACTATTGCAGATAGTCGGCCACTAAACTGTCCGTATGGGACAGCGCCAGAAAAAGCCGAAATTACCATGTGCCTCGGAGTGCTGACACACTTTGTTCACCGAGTTAGTAATAAGCATGATTCAGAGATTAAATTTTCAAGGTAAGAGATTTTGTTCGCTGCTATGGTCATACTATACCACACTTCAAGCTGTATGTCAATAGCAGCGAACAAAGTTTTTCACTTTTTTTTTGGCGTGTCCGCACGAACAGAAATGCGAATTTTCTCCGGGTCTTCCTCCCGTACAGCCTCTTTCAGGCTTTCACCAGGCCGGAAGACCACAACACGATAGTCCTCCAGCTGTTTCTGCTCCTTAGTATGAATGTCACGAACAAGACATCCCTTCCTCGTCTTGACTTCAAACGACCCAAATCCTCGGATTGTTACCTTTTCACCTCGCGCCAGTGCCTCAGCGATGACCCGAAACACATCGTTAATCACTGTGCCAGACTGATTTTTGTAGTAGTCCATCTCAGCCAGCGCGAGTACGATATCGTTTTTTAGCACAATACCACTCCTTACACCTCAAGTTTGATCTGGTAACGAGCGTCAGCACCAATGCCCGGTACAAACACCAGCATCAACTGACCAGGAGTGGAGTATAGCCGCTTGCCATTAGCATAGTCGTCTGTACCACACAAACTCTGTACAATCATGCTGTCAATTCGCAGCTCTTCAAACGACTCTTTATGATGCTTGTCGGCCAGAATCGCGTAGTCGATCCCAGTCCCAAACTTCTTCATAAAAATGGTATTGAACAGCCTACCGGCGTTCTTCACACTGTCCAGATCGCCATGAGTGGCGCACACCTTGTATCCGCACACATCAAAATACAGGAACTCATAATAGTCTGCCCTGGGAAACTCAATATCGCCTCGGTCGCCCAAGCGTTGTTCCAACCACCAAGGGATCAGCCGCTCCATGTTGTCAGCGTGAATGCTATCGTTTTTATTCTGCACGGTGCGCAGATGGTTTCCATAAGTAGCGTGAATTACCGTCTCCTCCACCGTATCAGCCAAGGTACTTACGGCCTGTGCGATGATTTCCGACACCTGCATGATTTGGTTGCACGTCAGCTCTTCCGACGCCACACGTGCGCTGGTATGAATAGCGCCATGAGCCATATCACCCAGGAGCACCACATGAAGTTTGCGACAACGATGCAACTGGATACGCTCGGTGGCACGCCGTACCAGCCATTCCACACGCCTGCGGCACACCTCAGTATCATAATGCTCCCAGATGTTGTCCGTTACCATGCCATAGTGCCAGTCAGCAAACACCAACACAGCCTCGTTATTCTCGAAGGGATATGTGACGGTCTTATCCATATGCAGCGGAAGAAACTCGTTCAGAGCAGACGCCGCCTCAAACAAGCGGTCTTCCAGGTTCTCAGCCCTTCCGATCTTGTCCACCATTTTATTGAACTCACGCCGTTGATCGAAGAAGCGCTTCTGCTCCTTCCTGATTTCGGCAAGTTTAAGATCCAACTCTCCCATATACTCGCCCTGGTCAGGCCGATTTTCAGCAGCGAACTTCTTCTTAAAAAACTGTGCCACAGCGTAAGCCGAATACGGAGTAACGGAAGCGGCTTTTCTTAGACTGTCACGATGGCAGTCAATCCCAGTGGCTTCTACAATGTCCTGCCAATCAAGGTCATCCGGTTTTTGCTCCACTTTGATCTCGATAAGGCGAAGACCATATTCGTAAGTGTCCTCACCTTCTCTGCGTTCGTATTTAGGATTCACGATTGTCTTCACCTCTTCATTTATGATTGCGGCAGTTCTTCCCGCCGCTGGATAGAAAGCGTGATATTTGCAACACCATCCCACCGAGCCAAAATCTCATTCAGATCATAGGTACGCGCTTCATCTTTGTCGTACTCGGTCAAGGTCATGTCCTTGCAGTCGATTGTGGCGTTTTTATAGCGCTCCTGCCGCACTTGGGAAGCCATTAACATCCTCCTCCCGCCGCCCGCAGCCGTGCCTCACGAAGGGCACGCATTCGGTCAAACTCCTTCACCAACTCTGCCGCACGGGAGTTGCTGTCAGCGATGGGCCGCATCAGTTCCTCGGCTTCGGTGCAGAAATAGTGGTGCCGCTTGGAGTCCTGCTTCATGGTACGCGGGAACCTGTAGTGGGGTGGTTTGTTGGGAGGAAACAACTTGACCAACTTGTCCTTCTCTTTTTTGGTAATGGGGATCACGAAAAATCATCCTTTTCAATGTATTTGAGGGTATTCCCCTCATAACTCACCAAAAAAGTGCCCAAGCTAACCACCGAGATTTCTCGGTGGTTAGAAAGGGTCAGTTCAGAACTTTTCGACCAAATAACGAATTTCCTCGTTGGTTTTTGTGTACTTTCAACAAAATTGTCCTTCGAGAACCGCTGGAGTATGCGGCCTCTTGCAAAAGCGGAAACCGTAGATTTCAATGCTGCCGGCAGCGTCCTCGTCCTCCTCCAGTATCGAAATGGGAGTGCGACTGGCCTCAATCAAATCCAAAAAATCCTGATTTGGAATGGAAAAGAGAGAGTAGAAAAGAGTACGTGAGATATCCCGATTGCACGGCTCCTCAATCGCCAGTAGCAGGCGATACGCGGTATGACGGCTCAGTTTGATGGACTTGATATAATCCATATACTGTTGCCGGATATCCCGTGTCAGAATTGATTTCTCGGTGTTGTCCAAATCATCATCCGTCCCATGCCAGATAGATTGGATATCAGCCCGCATTTTCCGTACCAATTCAAGAATACGGTCAACTTGTGGATACTTAACCGAGTGGCTAAAATACGCTTCTCTGGGCACCAGCAGATCAGAAAAAGGGATAAAGTCTCGTCTTGTGTGCTGTGCCCGTACTACATTCAAGCTATGCTGCAGGTAATCCATGGTAGTGTCGTGGAACTTATAACTCTTCCGTTCACTATCGTAGTAACCTTTCATACGTGCTATCTTTCCGAGAAAGTTCGGCTTAATCTGTCGGCCATCGTCGTCCCTATCCTCATGCTTTTTGCGGAGACGTTTGATTTCCGCCACACTGTCCACCACATACTCCCGTTTGGCTTTGTCAATTTCGATGTTGGAGAGCACGTCCAACTGGGCAATCTCACAATACAGCTCCTCCACTTCCTCAAAACTCCTACCAGCGTTCAACTCATTCCATAGCTTGGTGTTCAGCTCCTGTGATAAGTTGACAATTTCGCCAATCTTGTTTACCGAAGTCTTAATGTCCAAATCAGACTGGTCAGCGCAGGTGTAGTGGCGGATGATTTTTTTTGCCTCCACCAAGCTGGTGGGCACCAAGAAGCGGTGATAATTCCGCTGTGCCGCACGGATCAGGATAGGGTTATCGGTCATTAGCATGGTATCAGAGTCGAAATCTGCACCAGACAGTCGGAAGAGGATGTTTTCACCAATGCTGTTGACACACACGATTTCGTTCGTCGTATTGAAATACTTCCTGATTTCAGCGTTATCCCGGTTCGTCGTCAAAAGAACGTTGCCCATAGTAACATGGGGACTTCGTGATCCCAGAATCGTCTGATTGAACTGGAAGCGCTTGCAGAAGACATTTCCGACTCCAATCTGACTTGTCCCATCAAACTTACCAATGGAAGCATACAGCATCTCCATAGGGTTGCCCAACAGGGTCGAATAGTTCCCGTCTACCAAAATGTGCCCCCGTCTTAGTGCCTTTTTGAATGACTTCTGAATCTCGTTCCTGAAATCATAGTACAACTTAGTTTGTGCGAACCGATCTGACACTCCCAACATCTGATACACCACATCGTTTGTGGTTGTGGCGGAGCCGATAGGTTCATCTTCACTGGAATACTTGATATGGTAGCGCAACACGGCTGGATCGGCCTGAATAAGCCGCAGATAGTCCAGAGATGGCTTGACCAACAGGTCAACATCGTCTTGGGTCATCTGCAAGGTATTCAGCAGCTGATAGTGGATCTGCACCATCCGTCCGTCGAAGAAGTGGGTAGGCTTCTCATGCTTCACAACACCAAAGTTCCCATCCTCCTCCAACAGCTGAAGCCACTTTTCCAGCGGCCCGAACTTTACATATTTGATGCTGCTGGGTGTCGTAATAATCTTGATATCACTGATTGACTTTGCCAGTGTAAATCCACCCAGCTGGGACACATCTGTAATACCACTATCCGCAAAGAAACTTTGAATGTTGCAGTTGAAGCAGGCTGACTTGAAAAAGCGATTGCGGAGCAAGATCATTCCATAGCCAGAGTAACTACCCATAGCGTCCCTGTCAATCAGGGATTGCCCGTCCCATATGCTATTCTCTACCTCTACTTCCTCTGGTTTGGATGCAAGCCACCCATCATCTCCAACACGTGTAGCAATGACCTTATCCTTGAACACGCTGGTATAGTCGTCGATAACCAGGAAGTTTTCAGGGCGGAGCGGAATCGTGTCGATGATGCTGGAAAGCGTCAACGCGATATACGCCTCAAACCCCGCCAGATCAAGCTCCTGCCCATCTTTGATTTGCAATCCACACTGTTGCCATTTGCGCATACGTGGATAAAGCCTTTCGTCAATAAACAGGCATTTCCCAACACGTCCACTGCCGGCAGAACGCTTGAAACGCTGAAAGTGGATTCCATCGCAGATAAACCCTTCATGATACAGCCTGTCGCGTAGCTGGGCGGCAGTAAACAACACCTTCATACTTTTGCCCAACTTGTAGACGCCATCCTCAAAAACAAACAGCTTTCCCAGTATTGCCACAGACACCGGGTTCTCCACTGGCTCATCCAGCCGAATTGCGATCAGTGCCCCGTCCTTCACGCAAATGTTGTCAGTCAATTCCACATCCTCCGGCATATACCCATACTTGATATATGTCTTGTCAAAGAAGCGGTTGTACTCCTTCACACTGTACTTGAATGTCACGTTGATAACACGCCGACAGTATTCCTTATCCCTCTTGGTAAAGGTAAAATCCATCCTGCGATAAACCTTCTCATACACTTCACGCATCTTGATCAAATCAAGGCTGTAATCCAGTGTATTGATGAAGCGCCTTGTGTTAAACTCACCTTGATTGTCTCCACTACTGAACTTGACCGTATACCCAGTACAGCGGTCGTTGGAGTAGTTAGACAAAAACAGATCCTTCGCGTCAGCAGACACGATATACACTGAATTGTTGATAGGTCATCCCTCGCTTTACACTCTAATTAGATCTCCATGCCAGAACAACCATCTTGGCTCTTCCATTAGCTCGATCACTGCTGAAAAGCCATCCGGCCTCTTTCGGTACAGACGGACGGTAAAAATCCTGTCCCCGCTGGACTCCACAAAATCACGGTACTCCGTCTGTGTTTTGGCGTAGTCACCACGCTCCGTGATTTGTTTGATGTTCAACTTAACTTTATCTCCGTCATGAAGCCAGTTCTCAACATCATCAGAAAGTGAGTTGAGTTTGTCCGCAGCCAATTCCCGCAAACTCTTCTTGCCCTTCCGCATCAGGTTCCGCCGTTGCGCACGGTTCATATTCCATTGACCTCCCATCCGAATACTCGTCGATTTCCCTCTGGTAAACTTCTGCGTTCTCTCTTAAAACGTCGAAGTAAAAATTTTCACTGTCTTCGGTATCATCAGCGGGTGTATAGTCCCGACAATCTTGCGAACACTCACCCTCACACTGTCCCATCCAGATACACTTTTTGTCCTCGGATCTCATGTTCTACCTCCTTTCACCATTAACTATCCTTGTTATTCGCCGGTGAAGAAAGGTCGAGAAGCCATTGCCTCAAAAGATCCCTCATGCGCCGGCTCGGAACGTAAACCCAAACTTCCTTGCCGTCGCGGATGGCAGAGCGCCAAATCCACTGAATCATCTCACTCAGCGCATATTCTTCTTCATGAACCTCAACTCCGTGATCCTTGAAATAATTCTTGAGCAGAGGGTTGTAAAAAATGTTGACACAGTACGCCAGGTGGTCACGGTTACGATAAGCATTCGTCGCTCGAACATTGCAGGAGAGGAAACCCTTGGTATACCCCTTACCCTTGATTTGATCCTGATAGTCCTTGAATACTGTCCACAGGTTTTGATCAGTACCCGCATTCCACTTATTCTTGAACACGTTGATTAGGTTTTTCTGGAGTGCTTTCAACATCGGCCTGCCCTTCTCCTTCTTGGCCCGGAGGAACCACGAAGAGGAGAGATTGCCATACCCGTCGCCGATGGCATTGAGCTTTGCGTCGTCTATAACATGAATCTTCTCATGGAGCGACAGAACGTAGTCTGGCATACACGGATAGTCACAGAAATGGTATTCCTCTCGCTCATATGTCGTGCCGATATGCTGGACTTCGATACCATTCATGTCGAAATAGTACCTTTGCACCTGAGCATCAAACATATAGGTCAGCACGATAACATCCAGAAAAGCGTGAAACACCTCTACGGGGAACAGCCACAAAAGTAGGCATCCGTTATACATAACCACATTCCCGGTCATACACATATCCCGCAGTTCGTCGAACTTGCCCTCGTATTCAGGCATTGTCCACCGAACCCTACCGCTCTCGTCTGCCTCGATCATCCTTTGGTCGGTCAGCAGTTTGAAGTCTTTCTGGCTAATTTCGATGACCCGTGTGACCTCGAACACCTCATCCAGAATGAGCTTATACCCACCGTCGCGGATCAAGGATATCGTCTCTTGGTTGTACCGCCTGAACAGAGCATGGGTGCTGGCAATATTCCTTTTTGTTGTAAGCAACTCATGAAGATCTTCCAATTTCCCCTCACCCTTATGTTGGGGATCTTTGAAGTCTCGGCCAGCACAGCTTGCCTTGATCCGCTCTACCTCGTCCAAATAAGGAGTAATGAAAATGAAGTGGCTGTCCTGGTCACTGTTCATCAGCGAAATTGCGCTTTCCGTTTTACCCGCGCCCATGATCATATCACATACCTTAACCTTCAATCCTCCTTCACCCCCTTGTTAAACGTGCGGTAATAGTAAAATTGAAGCTGCTGAACGTAACCAGCGAACCCCTCATACACCGAAGGATCGAACTCCCCACCGTACACATCATCAATTAGACGGTTGATCCACACATCTCTGGGGTAGCTGTTCATACGGTGCAGGCCGAAGAGCATGATACAGTTTGCAACCTTCTCGCCTACGCCAGTCAAACTAAGTAGACTTTTCTTCGCCTCATCGTCTTCCTGGATCGTAAGTCCCCGCCAGAAGTCAGGCTCCAAATCGCAAAGTGCCTTGATGTACTTCTCCCGATATCCCAAAGAAGCGCAAGATAAATCTGCACCCCTCAACTGCTCCGCCGTAGGGAAGCTGTAAATGACCTTGCCATCTACCTTTCCCAAAGAAGACCCAAATTCCTTACATAACGTCTCTACAGCAGAGCGGATGCGTGGAATGTTATTACGCTGGGAGATTACAAAAGTGACGACCATCTCCCACAAGTCTTGCCGCAACATCCGAATGCCGCCACCCACCTTGATTGCCTCTACCAAGAAGAGATCGCCAGTCATACGGGACTGATACATTTCATAGTCCGCACTCAGGTCAAAGTAAGGCACCCACACATCCCGGAAATCGCCCCAGGAACAGTGGAACACATATCCTCCTGTCTCCACAACGGTGATTTTCACGAAATGCTGCCCAGTCACGGCCAGAAAGCCACCACCATCCAACTGGGCGATCCGAAAACATTGACCAGACTCTGCAATTTGTGCCACGTCAAACTGGGGAGCGCACAGCAGCACCCCATTATGCAGGAGTCGGCAAGTTACCTTTTCTCCATTCATCGAGATCACTCCTCTCTTTCAAATAGTCCCAAATGATTCTCAAGCCACAGTAAACCAGATCACAGCCGGGTTTTGAGTTGTCGCCATCATAATGGACAATGGTTTCTGTGACATCCCGAACATCCAAGTCCTGCGGCACCCTATCAAATATGGACAACACGCTTTGCATCTTTTCCATGAGCCGAATATTGTCTGCACAGGTTTTGATTTGGCTCTTTGCCAAAGTCAACATCGTCTTGGCGTCAATTCCATATAGACGGGCCGCGCTTCGATACATCTGTACCTCAGCATCCAGTGCAGTCCGCTCCTCCTGAAGCTGCTGGATGGTTTTGCTACACTCTTCCAGCGTGTCCGCCGCACGATAGCACAACACGCAATTTTCGTGTGGACACGGTTCCCTCAGTTCAGAAATCAGAGCATTTGTTGTCTCAAACTCCATTGTCTGTTGCCTCCCCTCTTTCCCCAAACATCTCCTCGCCCAATCGGTTGTACTCGGCGAATATCTTATCAAATGCTTCCTCCCATACCGCATCGTGTTCATGTTCCACACCAACCGCAACATGAGCCAGCTCGTGCGCAAGCGTTTCAACGCACACATTGACAGGGTGCTCGGCGAAAATGGTAATCACCGGCGTCTTACCATCTTGGAAAGTAGTAAAACCATATTCTTTGTCATGGTCGGTGTCCCTGTGCTGGTCATAATAAGCCAAAAACGGCTTATTATAGAGGTTCTTGTACGCCTGAGCGACTATGGCAAATGGGTCATTGCTGAACGGACTAACAAAAGCAATCGTTTTCATACTTCACCTCACGAGAGATTTTATTGCATCTTAATCACAGAGCCGCCTCTTCCAGCCGCTCAAAGTAAAACTTGACCTTCTTAGGTGTTGGCGTCACCAGCCCAAACTTCACCGCCTGTCGGTAGGTATAGCTGTCCCGTCTGAGAACTTCTGATGTCTGCTCCAACATCCGTCGCCATCCTTCCAAAGAGTTTCCACGCTTGTAGTGATTGCAGCTTTGGCAAGCCGGCAGCATATTCTCCATCTCGTCTTTGCCGCCCAGTCGGAGAGGTAACACATGATCAACCTGAAAACCATCAAAGCCAAGCTCAACACCACAGTAAGCACAATGGTGGTCGGTCTTTTGCAGCACCTGCTGTCGTTCCTGTCTGGAAAGCCTTTTGCGTTTCTCCATCTATCACTTCACGTCCTTCCAAAAGCAATAAACGCACTGATGGGCACAAGGTTTTCTGGCAGTCAACAGCTCTACCTTTCCAGAGTAGCACATACAATTCTTTCGCTGATACCCCACAGAGTCCACACCGTCATCATCCAGTGGAAGACCCATCAACTCAATATCGTATTCAGACACACACCCGCTGATAATGGCTTCATTCAGCATGGGTTCTGCGCAAGCCTCTATTCTCAACAGCGCATCACACGATACATCCTCCCACAGGAGCTTCCATCCACGCAAGACGTGATTTGCATATTCTACGGTTTCCTTATCAGGCGAGAATTTCCCGCCATACAAACTCGGAAATCCGCAATCTTCAAACCGCTTCCTCACATGAGGGTACATATCAATAAGACTTACCCGATAACGAGAGAACCCGTGTTCTGCAAACATCCCAAAGACCCTTGTGGCCCGCATCATACCCTTTACGGTGGGAATCATCGGGTCGATCCTCACCACAACCCTTTCCTTTGGGAACCCGGAACCTATTAGCCGCAAAGTTGCTTCCAACTGCTCCTCTGGGCGAACCACATTCGGTTCGACTACTGTACCGCCATACCCAGTGCAGGTCGCATGAATGACAACGTTTGGCAAATCTTTCACCGCTTCAATGAACGCTGGTGTAATGCGCTTCGTGATAAGTACCGCACCATCTACGGTATTCATCTTGTCCCGCCAAGACAGATCCAGCCCAGCGTCCCCACCGTCCGTCGCCCCAATCTTATACTTCGCCATTTAGTCGCCGCCTCCCAACACTGCACTATCCCGATCCGGTGCTTTGACAATGGCTCCATAGCTACGGACTGTGCGCCCATAGCCCATAGCATCCGAATGAGATCCAGTGTAGTCCAAGTTACGAAGGGTTGCTTGTTTCTCACTGAGCTTCAAAATCTCTCCGTGATGCAGCTCCTTATATTTTGTATCAAGAAAAGCCACTCGATCACCGACTGCCAGCGGCCTCCCGAAAAAATCGAAATGTTCCATGGGTGCCTCCTCAATAGTTCTGGTAGCCCAGCACGACCACAAAGCGGTCGTCGTCAAGGATTTCCTGTAAAATAGGTTTTACCTGTTGCTCATAGTCCAGCTTCCCAAGGCCACAACCCACAGCCGGCAGGTATACCTTCGTCAACTCAAACTTGTCGGCAACCTGTTTGAGTTGAATAGCTGACTGCCGTATCAGCTCCAAATCAGAATTGTCCTTGTAGTGGTGCTTGGTGGGAAATGTAATCAACGACATGAGCCTACCATTCAGCATATAGACCCCCATGTTGAATACCCGGTTCCCGTATCTCTTGAGGTACTTGCCCAGCTTCTCCTCTACACCAGGGAAGAGCTTCTTGGCTTCCAGTGCCTGCCCAGCCCCCATCACCCCACAGCCGTTCTTGCGGATCACCCCGTTGGTGGTGACGACCGCCGCCTCATCAGAGTATCGGGGAATACCAAAGAGACTATCGGTACAGTGCATCTCCTTCATGCAAACACCTCCTCGTCACAGTGAAGTGCTGCCAGATCATAGCCGCTTTCAATAAAGCGGAGCGTCCGAGCATGGTCACACCTATTCCCCAAGTAGGTGTAGATCTCGACCATATCCTCCTGGGTGAAGTTGGTGCCCAGAAAGGTGTTGATCCCATTTAGGTGGTACACTTGTGACTTTGGGTCAATGCTCTTGCTGGCCTCACGAGACAGCCATTCCAATATTTTGGCGTTCAGCCCTGTTTCCGTTTGGATATCTGCCATAAGGAAGTAGCTGTTGCGTGGCGGGTAGATGATACACTCAAAGCCGGAATTGATATAGAATTGGGGAAATGCTTTGAGAAGCCTGTCTCGGATCTCCTTATTCTCAAATACTCTCATATCAACACCGCCCTTTGTGGAGTGGACAGGCCGTACAGCTGACATGGTAGTTTCCCCGGTCATAGCACTCATGGCCGTAGCAGGGGTAGTTATCTTCCGCAACCTCATTCGATGGGGTGGGAGAGCGCTGGTTCTGGTTCTCAGGTTGGGTCATGTGGATACCTCCATTTTCTTAAAAATGTTCAAAAGTTCAAAGCACCGAAATGGGTTTATCGCTTTTGAGGTGATAAAATTTGATTTTGACACCCCTCAAAGCATTGAAAACACTTGGTTTTTGAAAATCGTCCCTTAGAAGGGAAAGGGTATTCATTCGCTTCGCTCATTTGGCCGAAAAAGTTATCAAAAATAAACTTTTCAGTTTTGAGATTTTTGCGTTCTGCTGCCTCGCTGTCGCTCGGCAGTTGCTTTAGACCTTGTGGCAGCAGAACTACTTCCTCTCCATACACAGATTACTCATGAGGTCGATAGACACTTCATGGTACGATTTCTTCTCTTCCTCATCAGCGATACCGATGTACCGCATCGTGACCAGCGCGGAGGAGTGACCAAAGAGCCGCTGAAGGAACACTATATCGTGGTTGGCCTGGTAGTGGAAATATCCGAAGGTTTTCCGCAGTGTGTGGGTGCCAATATCTTGCTTCAGTCCACAGGCTTTGGCAGCAGTTTTCAGAACCTTCCGCAGAGTGTCAACCTCAATATGATAGCGGCCCTCACTATCAGGGATGTTGTCATCACGAACGTTCCCCTCCCTATCTTTACGCTTTCCATTCTCTCTGGATTGAAAAACGTATATGTCCTTACAGAGCGATGGACTTTTTACTGGGAAGTACCAGTTAAGAACCTTCACGCATGACTCATTCAGATACATCCCTCTGCGTTTATGGACTTTGTTCTGATAGACGGACATCTTATCCGTAGTGTCAGAGAAATCATCAGAGACATATTTAATCTCTCCATTAGGGAAAAAGAGGTCAGACTGCTTGAGTCCCAGAAGCTCGTTGGCCCGGAGGCCGAGGTTGATTCCCAGGACAAAGCCCAGAAGGTACTTCCGATCTGCATTGTGGTAGAGCCAATTAGCCATAGCGTCCAGCTGATCACGGTGCTTGATTGGGAACACAGTCTGTTCCTCGCCCTTGCGGTAATTCGGCTTGCGAGGAGGCGTATAGGATGTAGGAAACTGGATGATCTTGGAGCTGGTGGGTACGGCAGGAATAGTGGAACCCTGCTCGAAAAGAGAAAGTTGTGCGCTCATTGAAAACCCCTCCTTCACTTGCTCTAACCAACGAGAAAGCTCGTTACTTCTATGATTTATTATAACAGATATGAGGGTATATGTCAATAGAAAAACAGATTTTGTTGCACCTTATTCGGACATATTACCGAGGAATTACGGGGGTTAGATTATGAAAAACAGGCGTATTTGTAATAAAATGATGTAAGATGTGAGGTGTTCGACCGCTCCTTATCCACGAGTTTGTTCGGTGGTAAGACCGAACGGTAAACCGAGCTGAATTGGGATTGGAGAGGAGGTGTGTAGATGAAGGTACTGGAGTCATATCGTAGATATGGCAGAACGTTGAAAATGTAAGATGCCCCCCCCCTATCATGGCGGGCGGGCGCTGGCAGGTGGCCGGGCCTCTGTTCCCGTGTAAATTCGGGGGTTTTGGGGGCGGGGTTCTGTTTTCTCTCCAAAAGCAGAATTGCAAGGGCAGCAGCAGGCACGGCGGTGGGCCGTCTGGTAGATTCCAGCTGAAGAGGTGGAGACGGCGCAAAACTGGCGGCGCTGGGGCTGGCAGTATGGGCAGACGGGCGGGGTTCGGTATGTGCTGGCTGGCTGGGGCTTCCATGTGCTGGGGTTGCTCCTTCTTCCTTTCCCTCTCTCCCCTTCCCTCTCCCTCTGAGCGGTCACGGCTGGGAGTAGGTGGGCAGCAAATACGGCGGGACGCTCTCAGCACTACGGCGGCGGACTGGCGGCTCCTGGCTGATCTGGGATGTGGGACGGCTGGCGGGCTGGGTGGTTGCCTGGGCACGGCTGGGGCCGGTGGTTGCCGCTCCTGGGGGCGGTGCTGGCAGTGTGTCGGCGCTGGCGCTGGGCAGTGCTGGGCAGGCATTCAGGCCAAAAGGGGTCCGTCAATATCACTAAATACACTCCTGTTATTTTTGTTATTTTGACATACTATTTTACGGTTAGCACGCAACAAAATCTCTTGACAAATAGCAATATTTTTGGTAGAATAGGGTATACCCGATGAGGGGGCGGGCGGTTTCGGTGGGTAGGCCGGGCTGAGTGCTTCCGGGGCGCGTCTCCCCTTCCATAGGGTGCAATAAAATCTTTGAAAAGAGGTACATATCATGAAAAAGCAAAACAACACTACTTCCGCTACTTCCCGCAAGGTTTACGATCTGGCCGCTATTATGCGCCGGGCGTGGGACATCCGCAAGAATGCCGCCGCTGAAATCGGCTGCAAGGTTTCTGAGGTAGTTTGGGGGCTGTGCCTGAAGCAGGCGTGGGCTGAGGCTGAGGGGGCCAACGCTGAGGCCAACGCTTCCGCCGTGGCCGCTGAGTGGGCGAACATGAGCGAGAAGCAGCAGGTCAACATGATGAGCGCTTGCATCCGCAAGGCCGCAAAGAATGAAATCCGGTATAGCACTGAAGATCATTACCTGCAATTCTCTGAGGTGCCCGCGTTCTCCTGCTTCCGTGCCCACGACTTTGACGAATTTCTGAGCGAGACGGTTATCAGGGTTCTTGACAAGCTGGCCGATATTGACAAGCTGACGGCCACAAATGAGCGCCGGGCCGTCAAGGGCAAGCGTCCTATCCGCCTGGTGTCCATCGTCTACAATGCGGCGCGGGCGTCCATCGCGGCGGTCTACTATGCCGATGCAAAGCACGGCGCGGCTTATGACTTTGAGGTCACGAACGACAACGGCGAGGCTGAAAGCTACGTTGAAACGCGCTGCGGCGATTCCCACGTGAACACTGAGACAAGCGCAATCCTGCGGGCGGTGCTTGACGACTTCACCACAAGCCGCGATGAGATCGACCAAAAGATCATTAAGCTGGTGGCGGAACAGTACACTGAGCGCGAGATCGCTGAGGCGCTGGAAAAGGCCGGGCGGAAAATCTCTAATGTGGCCGTACACAAGAGGATCGCCAAAATGCGCGAGGCGCTGAGGGCGGCGGGGATTGCCTGAGAAAAAAGTGTAACGGCTGGTTAGCACGCAACAAAATCTCTCTGCAAATCAAATAGAGGGGCCGGGGGACTCCACCACAAATCCCCCGGCTCCCGGAAAATATGAAAAGGGGTATACATCATGACTATCAACAACGCAACTTTGAAGCAGTGCCTGAAGCTCTCCAGCAAGGTGACGGTTTACGTGCCCGCCACAAACGGCGTGGACACGGCGGCGGACAATACGGAGCAGGTCAAGGCAACGGCGGCGCTCTTGTCTGAGTGTTTCGGCGGCGCGACTTCTACGCCGGCTCTGGGCTACTGGCTCTCTCCGGTGGCTGGCCTGGTGGCTGAGAATACGACGGTGGTTTTCGCCTATGCCTCTGACGCGGATCTCCAGCAGAATATCGGGCGCGTGGTCGATCACTGCGAGGCGCTGAAGGCTGAGATGGGGCAGGAGGCCATCGCCCTGGAAATCAACGGGGAGATGTACTTCATCTGAGGGGCAGCACGACGGCGGGCGCAAATGCCCGCCGTTTTTCTTTTGTTGGATGATCTGCCCGCCTAAATTTTTTCTGGAACAGGTTAGCACGGCGGGCGGGCCGTCTGGAAATAGAATAGGGGGAAACAAAATCCCAACAAAAAACATATGGAGGTCACGACGATGACAACATACAATCTGAAGCCAATGGACAATCGCAAGAGCTTTTATGGCAAGGCCAAAGTGGAGGAGCAGGACGACGGCTCCAAGGTGCTGTACAGCTACGGAACGCCGGTCTGTGGCGTGACGGTTTCGGGCCGGTTCTTCCGCGCCTGGGGCGGATACAGCGCCACGACGATGCGCCACGTGAACAGCTTCCTGCAGGCCGAGGGCATGGACGGCGGCGGGAAAGCCTGGTGGGACAAGCAGCCGGTGGAGGACGCCACGCGGCGGAGGGCGTCGGACATGACGCCGGAGGAAAGCCTGCGGGCGATGCAGGCGCGGCGGCGGGCTGGATGATCTGGATGGCCGGGAGCTTTTGCTCCCGACTTTTTTTTCTGCTTCCGGTTAGCAATACCCATTGACCGTCTGTAAATATAATGGAGGTGAAAAAATGAATTGGTTCTATGATACATTTCTCCCGTCTCTTTTGGAACGGGCCGGAACAAATCAGGGGATGTGGTTGTCCAGAAAGCAAACGGCCATTTGCATTGACAAGATGGAGCAGCACACGGTCAGGATGCCACAATTTCAGGGGGACTATTACCGTCACAACTATTACACGATGGAATGGAACGGACGGCACGTCCGCTTGAATTACTCCAAGCTGAACGGCTGCGGGCAGATCACTTTTGGATTCACGGCGGCTGAGGCTGAAGAGGCGGGCCGTCGCCGCGCTGAAGAGAAGCGGCAGGAGGACGCGGAACACATGGAACGCAAGCGCAAGTGGATAGCATGGGCACGCGAAAACGCGCCGGAAAAGCTGGCTCAGAGGATTGCACGTTATCAGTCTAAAGTGGCTGACCTGAAGGAGGGGATGAAGGATATTCTGGAGGCTATGGCCGAGTGGGAGACTGAGGGCGATGCCGGTATGGTGGAGCATGAGCAGAACGCGCTGGAACGGACGGAGAAAGAGCTGGCGGAGGCGGAGGCTATGCTGGCGCTATATATGGGCCGGGGATGAAAAATCCCCGGCTTTTCTATTTTTTCGCCCTGGAAAATAATTTTTCTGTATGGTTAGCAAATTTTGGACTGGTTTTGAAAATAGAATAGAAGCCCTGGCAAAACTTTTGGAGGTAGACAAAATGGTCAAAGAAAAAGTGATCGAGATGCTGGAATACGCGGAGGATATGGCAGACCGTTGTAACGAAAAGGGGAATGTGTACAACTACAATTATTGGAAGGGGAAAGCGACCGCTTATCAAAACGTGTTGGATATTCTAAGGGAGGACAGAAAATGATCGTCAAAAAGCTCAAAGGCACGGAGATCAGGAGATACCGGAACGACAACGGCGATGTGTTGGGCATTGCCGGAACGGTGGAAGAACTGGAACGGGCGGATATTCTGAGGCACGACGGCGACGGACAGCTTATGCCGCCGGATTCCTGGTGCTGCATTGACAAGGATGGAAACATCCTGGACTTTGTGGGAAGCAAAGAGGCAGCTAAACTGGTTTTTATGGAACTGTAAAACGGCGGGCGTCCTGAAAACGGGACGCTCTATTTTTATTTGAGTGGTTAGCAAATGAATGGAACGGTCTGTGATTATAATAGACCGAGCAAATAAACTTTTGGAGGACATGACGATGAAAACGCGGGAATACTATGAGGCGGAGCTTGCAAAGGCTGAGGAACGGATAGAATCTCTGCTGCGGGTGGAGCGGAGGCTGATTGCAGAACGAGGGCGCGGGTTCCGGCATCCGTTCTACCATAAAAGGATTATTCAGCTGGACGATAGGATTTTCAACCTGCGGGCCAAGCTGGACAGCATGGTATAAATTAGCGATAAAAGGCGGGGAGCAATCCTCGCCTTTATTTTTTTGTGTGGATGGTTAGCAAATAGGGGTTTCATCCTGGAAATAGAACAGGAGGTGAACAGTAGTGAAAGCAACAAGAAAACAAATCAGTGAGGCGAACAGGATCGCCGGATGGTTTGGAGGGTATCGGACGCCAAAAGACTTCCGGGCTATGTATGACGCGCTGGAAGCAATCGGTGTGACGGTGGATGTGATAACCAATAGGAGTGACGACTTCCCTGGTGGTTGGAGCGGTTCGACCACGTGGAGTATTCACGGGGAGGAGGTGGAAAATAGCCGGTTCATTCTCAGTGTGTATGAGGGAAGCCGGACGGCACAAAACGACTACAATCCATATTTCAGCTAAAGGAGGATATATAGAATGGAGATTAAGCAAGTCAAGCGTGGAGAAATCTACATTGCCGACCTTACTGCGTCGGAGGGATGCGAACAGCATGGAGTCCGGCCTGTGCTGGTCATCCAGAACGACAAGGGGAATGCCTACGCGCCCACGGTCATCATCGCACCGATCTCCAGCCGGATGCACAAGGCGACGTTTCCAACGCACGTGGTTTTGGATGGGATGCAGCGGCCTTCTTTTGCCGAGCTAGAACAGATACGGACGATAGACAAGCAGCGATTGATAAAGCAAATCGGACGAATTGACGATGCGACACAAAACCGGGTCAACCATGCAATCCGGGTTAGTTTGAGCGTATAACGGAGCAGCGCCGGGGAGAAATCCCTGGCGCTTTTTTTTGCGGATAGGTTAGCAAATCCGTTTTGTGGACTGTAAATAGAATAGGCACGACAAATCAAAATGGGAGGCTGAAAAATATGATTGTTGATTGCATACTTGATCGCAAGGATGGAACGCGCTACAATGCGCGGGAGTTCTACCACTACTGTTTGGGTTACATGGGTGGATTAGGTGACGAAATCACGCAGGCCATGGACGGCGGCACAAATGCGGACGTGCAAGAGGCGCTTTGCTGGTACATAGCGGAGCAGCAGTACGGCCTGGACATCTGCGAGTTTATCCGCTCTAAAAACTGGATTGAGGACGATCCTCTAAATCCGATGTGTGCGGATTGCAAGCGCCTGGGCGTCAGCTGTGGCGGAACGGCGGAAATGAGCTGGACGGGATGCGCTGGTAAAAATCAGGTGTGATGGAAAGCCGGGTGGCGAGGGCTGCCCGGCTATTTCCCTTTTATATCGGCGCGGCAACTGTAGCAGTATCCGTCGCCGCTCCAGGACTGCCCGCACCGGGGACATTGTTTCTGGCCTACGCCAAACAAGGCAAGGACGATGATGAAAACCAGAACGATGGAAACGGTGGTGATAATTGGATAGTTTTTTGACATAAAGCCGAAGAACGGCGTCGGCTGGCCGCGTCTTGCATTTGTGGATTTTTCGGCGGAGAAATGACGGACGGCATACCATCCAACGGCCACAAATCCACCGATGAGCAAAATAATTCCCATAATAATTTTCACCTCTGGTTAGCAGGCAGAATTTTTTATCTGTAATTATAACAGAGGGTGTGAACCTTTGCAAGTCAAATCGAACATAATGGAGGTTTTTACAATGCTGGACAGGGAAAAGTTTGATGCCTGGGTCGAGGAAAACGGGACAGGGCACGTGGAGCACAAATACATCAATGGTATCGACTACACATTTGCTACCATGAAAGACGGCTGGATTGCCATTTTTGAGGTGGACGACGGGGCATATATCCCCAAAATGCAGGCGGCGGATGAGGCACACGCGGTCAGCTGGTGCAACATGATCGAGCGGCCACGGGTTCAATTCAACGTGCTCTAAGGGGCTATATAGGAGGCCGGGGAGAAATCCCTGGCCTATCTTTTTTTGTGCGATGGTTAGCAAGCGTGCATTCTGTACTGTAATAAATAATGGAAGCAATTAAAAAACGACATGGAGGTTTTGAGAATGAGCGTGGATTTTATCTCTATTGTGGAGCGGACGGATTACAGGCTGCACCGGAGCAAAATCATCATCCACAAGGCAGGCGGGTTCTACTTTGCGGAGTTCGCCACTGTGGAGCAGCTGGACTTTTTCGCTCAGACTATGGGGTTCACCTATACCCTGCGGGAGGAACGCGAGAATGAACGCTACGGGCTGTGGCAGATTTTCGACATTGACCGGAAGATCAACGATCCCTGTAACGGTGGATTCTGGAAGCTGGCGGACTTGCCGGAGGGGGCAAGGCCCATTAAAGCACTGTCCAACGGAAGTATTGTCACCTGCTATTTTACCAACGACGGGGAGACGATCACTATGTATCGACCTAATCCCAACAGCAAGGAGGTTTATAATCCTCTCCCGCTTGACCTGCATCTTGCCCATCAGAAAATTTACGGGTCTTGCTAAACTGGATGATTGAAACACAGCGGGCTGGCGGATGCTGGCCCGCTTTTTTCATGGATTTGGTTAGCGAGAGAGAATTTTTGACTGCTATTATTATAGGAGGTAGACGCATTGAAGCAATATTTTGTCGGAGGCCGAGAAGTCACTGAGGCGGAAGCCAAGGAGATCGAGGCCAAAAATCAAGATGTTCTGAGAAGCGGTTCGATTGAGGAACTTTTGAAAATTCAACCGATTATTTGTAAGGAGGTCAAAAATGTATAAGGAAGATATTCTCCCCGGCCTGGGGCATGACTACTACCTGGTGCTGACGCGGAACGAGAACGGGCGGAAGTATTCATACTATACTGGCTTTTCAAACGATTGCAGCCTGGAGCTGAAAGCAAAGTACACAGCTGGCGTGACGGTGGAAAGCGAGGTTTATCCCGACCGGGACGCCGCCAGGGACGCCGCTGGAAAACTGAACGAGCAATACAAGAGGGGTGGTATCTACATTTACGGCGAGTAAATAGAGATTCACGGGATGGGCTGGTAACGGCCCATCCCATTTTATTTTCTGAGCGGTTAGCAAAATTGTGAACGAGCTTGTAATAAGAATAGAGGCCATAAAAATTTTGACGGAGGTATCTGTTATGTACGATATTGAAAAGCTGGTTGGTATCGTGTGCGACCTGTTGGAGGCTGAGGCTGATTGCAGGAAGTACAATCTGGAAATTCGCAAGAAAAAAGGCTATATGCCGAACACAGAACTGTGGATTCCGTCGCTGGGTGGAAGCGAAGCATACCGGCTGGGCGAACTGTCCGAGCGCTATGACCGGAGCGCCTGGATGTTGACGGACATCTGCGAGATGTTGGACATTGACCAGTATCTGCTGGTTGCCGCTGTGAAATCCATGCAGCGCAAGGAGCGCCACAACGGGCGCTGGGATAATCCCAACTACACCTGCTGGATGAACCATGAGGACAAGGTGCGGCTGGCAGAGTTTCTGGCAAAGGACAAGGGGGAGCATGGTTATCATTCCTGGTATGAGAGCACCGGACGGAAAAAAGCGTGGTGCGCATGAGATCGACGGGCTGGCCTATCCAGGCCAGCCCGCTTTTTTATTTGTCGGTTAGCAGATTCCTCTTTTCTTCTGTTATATCAATGGGAGGTGTCAAGATGGACACAAAGATCATCCGTGAAGAAATGAACCGGCTGGATAAAATTTCTGGGTTGGATACCAGTCAAGTGCCAATTCGCATATCGTCCAAAATGACAAGAGCGTGGGGCAAATGCTGCTGGAAAAGAAAAGGTCAGCGGTATTATATCAAAGAGCTTGTATTTGCGAAGCGGCTGATGGAATATGGGACGATGGAGCATATAATCAATGTTATTCGGCACGAATATGCCCATCTTTTTGTCACAGAGGTGCATAACAAAAACCACGGGCATGATGCAATCTGGAAGCGGGCCGCGATGTGGCTGGGATGCAATGCCAAGCGCTGTGAAGATTTTGAGGAGATCGACGATCTGGACAACGGTATCAAATACAAAGTGACTTGCCAGGGCTGCGGCGTGGTGTCCCGGTATCGTCGCAAGTCAAACATTGTTAAGGAACTGGAAGTTAGGCCCGACTCTACCAGGTTCTTTTGTGGGAGATGTAATTGTCACAATTTTATTTTGGAAGTAGTTAGCAAATCGTGATTCCCTTTTGTAATAGTAATAGGAGGTGTCGAACGTGACAACAAAAACTGACTATCACGCTATCAGAGAACTGAAAGAGACATATAGGCCGGCGCAAAGAGGCATTGTAAGCGGTGCCGAAGTGGAGAAGATCAGCGCTGTGCTGGAAATCAAGTCCCGCAATGACATCGAGCTTCAAAATGCACGGGATATGGTGGTGATGCTGTATAGCCGCTGGTCTGATGCGGCGCGTGCCAAGGAGGGCTGTGTTCAGGAAGCGATGGAGTTGATGGACGCTATGAGCGCTATCTGCTGTGTGATTGACCAGGAAAAATTCAATCGTGGGCTGGAAGTATAAAATCTGGGCGGGCTGGTCTGGGAAGACTGGCCCGCTTTTTTGTATATTTTTGGTGCGGTTAGCAAAGTTTCAGAATGGTCTGTATATATAATGTGAGCACTCGCAAATAACATAATGGAGGCAAGAAAAATGGCTTTGATTGAGATGTATGTGTCCGATAGTTTGTATCTGGATGCAGAGAAAATCAGCGACAAAGTTTATATCATCCACCTCTCCAATGGCAAGGAGATCAGAGTCGAGAAAGAGCCTGAGCACAACGGCGATACCTGGGCATGGAGGGTAGATAGTCAGATATTTAGCCGGGATGACTATGCCCTGTCCTATCTCAAGCAGATCGCGATGGAAAAACTGACCGGCAAGCGCATTATACTCCATGCAAAAAAGAAAGTTCCTGATATTTGCGGAGTGGAGGGTTGCGCTTGTCGCGCCAAGGGAAAGTGTAATACGGCGCTGTGTTCGTTCTGCCCTGTAGCGGAGCAATTTGAGGCGGAAAGGGATGGTGTTGAGCTGATATATGCAGTTTGAGTATAGCGGGCTGGCCTAAGAGGGCTGGCCCGCCTTTTCTATTTTTCAGAAAATTTTGGGGATAGGTTAGCAATCGTGGGAGGCTGTCTGTGATATATAATGGGGAGCCTACCCAACAAAAAAACGAAAACGGAGGAACGAAAAATGAGCAAGATTTACATGATCGGTGAGAAGAACGGGCTGAAGTACGTGGCGCACACGG